CATCTGCCATCATCGAAGCATTCGATTATCCAGAACATGACCTACTCCTTGTAGCGCGCGAGTATTGCGCGGGCGGCGTTCTGTGCGTTATTGACGACGAAGATTATTTCGCCCTCGGAATGAACGTCACCGCGCACGATTTCATGCAGCCTGTCGATTGCGCCACTGACTAACAGCAAAGCCGCGACAGCCTCCGCAAGTTCGCGTTCGAGTTGGCGGGCATGTCTCGCTAATGTGTCATATCGAACAAGCAAAGTGGCTCCGTCCAAGATCATTGCCGCGTTGGTCAGGTCATCCGTCCTCGGTGTAGGCGTATCGCTCACGATTGTCTCCTAATCCGGTAGCAGCGATGTTTGCTTGCTAGACGCCTTTGCAGGCCGTTTCCACTTCTTCAGCATGTCAATAGCGGTCTGCGTCGGGACACGTTCAATAACCGCGCCCTTCTTGATCCATTGCGCAACGCATTTCGCCGTATCTTTCGCGTATTCAGGCAAATCGACCGTTGCCGCCCATGCTGATCCAGGTTGCGTTGGATCGCCAGCGACGTAGCAGAACCCTTCATCCTTCATCTCACTTCCCTTTCTTCAGCACCCCGTTGTAGGCGTCCATTGACTCGATTGATTTTGTGCTGCGCTCGTATTCGTTCCACGGCACGATGCGATAAAGGCCGGTAATCACCCATCGTTGAAAGCACAAAAGATCAGCGCGCGACCTGTCGTACACCATCGGGTAGGGTTCGATTCCGCGCTCGACTATTCGATTGAATCTGTGCCAGATTCGCTCCCACGTTTCCGCTTTGTCGTAGCCAATCAGCATGTAGGCCATTAGGTGCGTTGGTGGGATACCGGCACGTTCAAGGCAATCTACGCCTTTGAAGAACACGGCCTCGTCACCCAGGTTGTCCCAAGCGGTGTAGAGCTTGCGTTTATTGAATTTGCTGTTGCGGTATTCGATCCTCGCCAACACGGTTGCACTCTCGTCGTTGATGAGGCGAACATTTATTCCTTGCGTCAGACAGACCTTGAAACCACCGTCGATGATTTCCTGCGCGCGCTCGAGCCATTCCGGTTGACCGAAAAAATCGTTGTCCAGCAGGTGTAATTTCTTCGGGTGCGGTACGCCACGCCAGATTGCGGCGATACGGTTGACGCTGCGATTCTTTCCTTCCTTTGTCGGAACCACGCAAAATTTGCACTTGAGTCGGCACCCGCGTTGCGTGAATCCGATTGAGGCCGTGAAGCCTGGATAACCGCTGTAATCGTAATGCTCGTAGTCCCCGATCAAATCCTCGACGGTCTGCACAAACGGCGTTCCTGTCCCGCCGATTATTGCGTGCGGCCATTGCCGCTGAAATCGCATCAATCGTTCCTGACTGAATCCGAAGATCGCGGAGCCATAAACTGTTTCGTAGCCTCCCTCCCAAATGTCAGGATGAATCTCGCGCGTCAAGTGAACCTCGTGGCCATGCGCCTTGTACCAATGCGACAACTTCATCAGCGCAAGATTCGGCAATGCTCCGTCCAACTGAGTGAGGCGTACATTCACTTCTTCAGCACCCCGTTGGCCCGCGCGCAGGCTAGGTAGCCAGCCCATCGCAGTTGTACTTCGCGGTATTCGTAGGACGCCGAATGTTTGATCCGCAAGAATAACGATGCCGACATACCGCTGCCATGCTCAAACTGTCGTCGCAACTCGGGGAGGGTTAGCGGGGTCATGGCAACTGCACCAATTTAGATGCAGCCGGTAGGTACAACGGGTGTGCAGGCTGACCGGTGCTGCGATTGATCTTGAGCGCCTGCGGCGATGCGCCTTGTTGCGCTCGAATCACGGCCAACACGTCCTTTGCGCGGTCAAGGTACGAGCCGTGGTTTCCCCATGCGCACACAATGATGTGGGAAGCGTTGCACGCCTCGGCGATGTGCTGATCGTTGTCCGGCCCTATTGCGCCCGCGCCTTCGATGCGCAATGCCTTCGGGTCGGTGGCGCGCAGCGCGAACAGGTTGACGACTTCTAGGCTTCCGCATCCGAAGCGTTTGGCAAAGTCTATACAACGGCGAATTGTGGGATCATTAACGTGCTCGTCGGCGGTCGATGGATTCAGCATAACGAAACAGCATGCGCCATTGCCCACGCCAAAATCACGAGTAAGCCGGTAGCGATACTTCCTGTCTTTTGACAACACGGCGCTCATCCCCTTCCCCTTTCCTGACTCGCTGGTGGCTTCTCCGCGTCGATGAGGCGTTGGATGGCGTCGAACTCGTAAGAGTCGGCATCGCAATGCGATAGCGCCGCCTCCAACCCTCTGCGATACCCGTCCTTGTCGCCACGAGCATAGCCAGCGTCGTACAACTGTAGAAGATACCACATCACGACTTCCCCGCGTCGATGAGCGCTTGTATGCGCTCTGTGAAGTCAAACACGCCACCCGCATATCCTTTTGCAAACTCGCCACTTGGATTTCTAAGATGCGGCTTCTGCAACTTCGCCTCCTCGAATGCGTCCTTGCGGCCTGCGTTGTAGAGGGCGCGATCTCCGTAAGCATTGTTGGCTTCTGGCGATTTCATTGCCGCATTCAAGCGGATGTCCCGCAACTCGGTCATGGTTAGCGGGGGCATGGCGCACCCCATTGATCTGCCATTGCGTCGGCTATGCCTTGAAATGTGCGACTGCGTTCGCGCCAGCGATTCGGTCCAGGTGGCATCCTGTGGACTCTTGCTTCGCGCCCATTGACGATGTTTGTCGGCACTAACTTCGGCAACCTCTTGAGCCACAGACAGGTTGCCTTCGTTTCGCCATGCCCGAATTGCCACGGCTGGATGATTTGATCCGGCTTACGGATTCTGCTTGAAATGATGCTCACCGGATTCTCAAGGGCGAGTTTTTTAATTGGCGCGTCCAATAACAACACAACAAACGCAAGGGCGGCGGCCTGCTCGCGTTGTTTGTGTTTGAACCAGCGCGCACCACTTACCGAAAGGTGCGTACATGGCGGGTGCGCTATCATCAAATCCCATTCCCGCGACCGCATCGCTTCAATCGCATCACCTTGAATATGCTGTCCCGGCCTCTCACTCGGCAGCAAGTCGCACGACCAGGCATCGTGTCCACGCACAGCAAACGCATCGCGCACAATGCCGGAAAACTCGCAGGCCACCAAGACCCTCATCCCCTTCCCCCCTCCTGACTCGCTGGTGGCTTCTCCGCGTCGATGATACGTTGGATAGATTCAATGCACATTGTTACCGCCACTTGGCTTATGGCCGAACCTGAATGTTTATGTGCCAGTACGAACTTGCTACATTCGATCTTCGCCGCCTCCAACCCGCGCAGATACCCTGCCCGTTCGCTGTCCGCGCTGCCTGCGTTGTAGAGGGCGCGACGACCTGCGGCGAACGGATAGTCGTGCGGTTTCATTTGCTGCCCCGCGTTATCAATATCACGCAACTGTTGGTCAGTTTTCATTTCTTCCCTTTCATGGCGGCGTCGATAGCAGCGTCTAGCAATATCTTGGCTTCCTCATAGTCAAATGAGAACGGCCACGGATTTTCGACCGAAAAGATTGCCACTGGTCTAGCAACTTGGCCTTCACCAAAATCTTTGAACGCCATATCTGCGGCAGAGTATCTTTCCCGCAGCCACCGATACCTCTCCGCATCCCGCGCATCGGTGGGAGGGGCGGCGGCGAGCATGGCTTTGTATTCCTCCGGTGTAATATGACAGTGAGCACATGAACCTTGATACCATTCGTGCAGACCACAGACAGCCCTCGGCACAACCGCCGCAGGTGCAGGAGTAGCAGGGGTGGTAACCTTCGCGTCGGTTACATATGTCAGCATTTCTCGCGCCTCTATTGCGCTCAACAGGTTCGTGCCGCTGCGACCTTTCTCCTGTCGTGTTGCGCACAGGTCGGCGCATACGCTGAACGGCACAGGCCAGCCTAGAAAACGCTGCACCATCACGTCCATTGTTGTAGCAGTAGCCACAGGCGTAGGAGTATCAGGTGCCGCAGACACAGTGTTCCGTTTGCGACGGTCAATGCAGGAACGAGCGTCGTAAACGAATAGTACTTCCTCTTCCTCGCGCCGTTGTGCTGTCCTCCGCTCAACAGGTGCCGCAGACACAGGAGATTCCGTCCGGTCTGTGGTGGGACTCAGCGGCGGCTTGTTAGCCGAACGCGCGAGTTGCCCACGATCCCTTTCAGATACTTCGTTACCCTGTGCTGCGGCATTCTTCGCGTCGTGCGCTGCGAGGCATTGGCGAGCGTCGTTGCATATTTCGTTGAATGCTTCTGTTGACGCCACATCGGCAATTATCTGTACCCGCCACCCCACCAACCTCCGCAGCAACGCAATCTCTCTTGATTCGGTCATTTCGATCCCTCCTGTTTGCGTCGGTCAGCATTGCGCTCGTCTCGAAAACCTATTCTTAGAGTCCGTACAACGCGCCTCTGCGCCACCCTGCGATCCGGCTTGGCGAGGGCTATTACCGCGCTGAACGGATAGGATGATTGATCGTCAGTCGCGTGATACCAAATGCGCCTGCATACGGCGGCAAGGACAGGAACATTCGGCCCTTCAATTACTGGCGCGATTGTGTCGAAGAACGTCGTATTGTTATCCAACCAATACAGCAACCTCGCATTCTCCTCCCGCAACTGGCGCAGGGCGGTGGCGAGTTTCTCAATGTCAGCAAGTTTCACCTTGCGAGCAGGATGAACCCGCATCGCGCCATCCTCCACGATGCAATGCGAGGCGTTCAGCATGGACGCAATCAGCCCGTCGAGTTCGGTGTCGGTGTGGGTGGTCATTTCAGCACCTTGCATTCGATGAACGTCTTGCCGATCTTGATCTTACCGAAGTCCTCACACCCCTGTTTCACCGCGGCATCGGCCATATAGTTCCCTAGTGAAAATATTGAAATCAGCAAAGCAATAAATAATACCCCCATACCAACCCCACATTCAAAATCGTTCATCTTCATTCCCCTTCCGGTAAAAGTTTCCGCAGTTCGGCGGCTCGGGTGGCGTGGTAGTCGGCGCGTTTCTCGTGTTGCTCGCGCTCTGTCGGCGTCATAGACAATCCAGCGCACACCCGAAACGCTCGCCCCTCCGCTTCGTGATGCTCCACCGCTTTTTTGATCGCGTTTCTGTACCGCGCAAGCTCAGTGGCCAGTTCACTGGCCGTCTGCGCGGCGCGAGCAATGTCGTGCTTGAGGTCGGAAAGTTCGGCCTCGGCGCGTTCGGCGTAGATCTGGTCATCCATGTCGTCAGGTCAATCGTTTAAAAATCTGGCGCGTCAATTCAACGTCCTTGGCGCAGTAGTCGGCGACCTTTGCGTGGTCCCCGGCCGCCCATGTGTCGTACACCTGGCTTCCGTCCATGTCGTCCTTGTGATGCGCAAAACCGAGAATGTCGGCAAGCTGACGCAGGCTGATCCTGTCTTTCCACCCGGACCACGCCTGCATGGTGTCGTAGACTCGTCCAGACCCATGACGCGAGTCCTTTGGAAAATTGTGTGGGAGGTTATTCACCACGCAGCGTTTCCATAAAAACGGCAGATCGAAGCCAATGACGTTGTGACCGATCCATTCCCACTGACTCCATACGATGTTCCTGCGGTTCGCTTCGACTTGCAGAGCGGCATGGAAATTCGTGAGCAGGTTGTGTTCGTCGGCCTCGTTGATGATGGTTACCACGGGATCCTTGTCGATCGCGAACCCGATCACGCAGATCGAGCCGTACCCACCATCCAGCCCGGTCTTGCGCCAGGATTCTTCGGCGTTCTCGTCCTTCCACTTCTCAATCGTTTCCGGCTTGCTGTAGTTCGCCGGGGCTTTGAGGATGGCGCGGGCCCGATCCTTCGCACCATCACGAAGGTCCGGGAGGGTTTCAATATCTACGAATAGATGGGTCATGCGGATTCCTTTTGCGAGTCTATATATTCAAGAAAAGCGTGTCGTGCTTTGTGATGAACTGGACATAGCCACAGAACCTCTAGTGGCTTGCTGTAATCGTCGTGGTGCGCGTGTACGTCAATGCGCGAACACATTTGGCATGCCTGACGAATAAGGCGCCCACTCTTAACGGCCCTGGCAACGGCGTTATGTGATTTCATATAGCCTGGAACCTCTTTATTAAGGCGCCGTGAGTTTGTTAAAGCCATTGCCTTTCGATGCGGAAGTATCGCTCGCGACACATCATAGGCACGATAGTAATCTGCCATTTCATGCCGATTTTTTGATACATCATCTTTGGTACATTCCTTGCATTTACTCACATGCCCGTCTCCCATCTTTGGATGCCGATAGAAATCCTCGGCATCCTTTTCTTGATGGCACTTGAAACAAACTTTGTTCATAGGTTGTTGTCGCGGTTATCCTAGGCCGCGCGCCTAAAAGGAATGTCGGCGTCTGCCTCTTGCTTCCTGGTCTGCTCAAACTGCTGGCTTCCGGGCCCATCATCTTCCATGTCGTCGAACCCATTGCCGGATTTGACGGGTGCGTGCATCGCCTTGAACTCGTCGGATTTAGCGATCAGCTTTTGCAGCCCCTCGGGCAACGCCGAATATTTCTGTTCGTCCCACTCGTCCAGCCAGAAGGCGGAAAGCGCGTTGATCGCCGGCGGGCAAGTGATTCCCTTCGGGAGTCCCGACACACTGGCGACAATCGTTTTCTGTTTGTCGTTTTCGACGGCGTTCAACATGCAGGGTTTTCCCAAGACGTTCTGCAGGTCAAACTTTTTCAGTTCCTCCGCGGTGAAGGATCGGCCGCGCCAACCTTCGAGGTCCTTGCGCAACGTCGCTTTGGACGACAGGTATATGTTGTAGAACTTGGAAATGGTGAATGGCTTACCATCCTCCATTTGTTCTCCGGGTAATTCCCACGTCACCAGAACTTGCGGGTTTGACGTGGGTTCGCCCATGTACTCGGAATGCTGCGTCCCGAGGTCCACCAGCCGGATGCACCGTGCGATATGGGTGCCGGTAGGGGGTTGTTTGAAATCACTTCCAGATGCGTGACGGCTCATTTCTATTCTCCTGGTTGGTTTCGTGTTGAGTCAGATATTCCCGGTATTCGGCTTGCGCTTTGGGGTCAGCAAGCCATTCTTGGTATTCCTCCCACTGGCCTTGTTGGGCGTACCACTGAATACCCCCGTCATTCACGGTCAGCCCCTTGCGCTTCATGGGCGGCGCTCGTTGCGGTGGGCGTGTAGTCCACTCGTGCAGCCGCAGCGAACCGATCCCGGATGCTGTTGACCATGCCGAACAATAATTTCTGTTCGCGGCGCTCACCGGCGATTGCTTTGTCGATCAGCGAGAATACAACCGCGAGCTCGTTCCAGAAGTCGGGTTCGTATTCGGCGGATAATTCTCGCAACGCTCCACCATCGACTAGCACCAAGGATACGTGATCCTCACAGTAGCGGTCGATCAGTTCGCCGATACTCGCCATACTGTCGTACTCGGCTTGGGCGTCACGCACAAAAGATCCGGAAGGGTGCATAGTGACTCCTAAGTCTCGATCACGGGCTGATAGTCCTGCGGGCGCTCGAACAGCATACCACCCTTCCCATCGCGCCACGTTGACGCCATGCCAGCCAGTAGCGATTTTGACGCTGCGCCGCCATACGCATTCGGATCGACACGGATCATATAACGCTTGACCGAACCATCAGGCTCTGGCGTCGAATTCAGCATATCGACGTAGCAGATCGGTTCGTCGTCCTTCACTTCCTTGTAGAGCAAACGCGCCGTGCGCAAACCGACGGCTGAATAGTCGGCAGGACATTCCTCGATCACCTTTGCCCCACAATCGGCCATGTACCGCTCATACCCGTAACGCTTCATCATCACGCGACGGACCTCGGCGTTCGATTCGGTTTCGATCATGACAATCGTAATCTGTTCTGGATGTTCGATTATCAACTCAGGAACCTTGACGCCGTGAAAATAATACAGTGACCATCCATCCCGCCAGCGGTGCGATGGCCCGACCGCAGAGTGTGGCCTGTTCTGATCGTCTTTCAACAGTATCTCGGGGCGATCACACACGATACAAAACTCCTCGTGCATGATTCGGAACCCACCCTCGACCGAACATGCCTCCCACGCTTTGTATTTCTCGTGTTGTGGTAATACTAGGCCAAGCACATCACGGAATGCTGTGATATACGAGTCCCACGCTGACCACATATTCCCCCCTTGATACATGCGATACCATGATTGCGCGCACTGAAGCATAAATGCAGGAGAAACACCAAATTCCGCCCCGAGTTGTTTGGCGATTAAAGAAAAAATGTATTCGTCCGTTGCGGCGTGCGTTGCAACGCGCGTTGCGTCGTCCGTTGCGTCGCGCGTTGCGTCGTCCGTTGCGTCGCGCGTTGCGTCGCGCGTTGCGTCGTCCGTTGCAACGCGCGTTGCGACGTGCGTTGCGTCGTACGTTGCGTCGTGCGTTGCGTCGTCCGTTGCGGCGTACGTTGCGGCGCGCGTTGCGACGTGCGTTGCGTCGTACGTTGCGGCGTACGTTGCGTCGCGCGTTGCGACGTGCGTTGCGTCGCGCGTTGCGTCGCGCGTTGCGTCGTCCGTTGCGTCGCGCGTTGCGTCGCGCGTTGCGTCGTCCGTTGCAACGCGCGTTGCGACGTGCGTTGCGGCGTGCGTTGCGTCGCGCGTTGCGTCGTCCGTTGCGGCGTGCGTTGCAACGCGCGTTGCGTCGTCCGTTGCGACGTGCGTTGCGGCGTACGTTGCGTCGCGCGTTGCGGCGTACGTTGCGGCGTACGTTGCGTCGTCCGTTGCGGCGTACGTTGCGTCGCGCGTTGCGTCGTACGTATTCAATTTCCCACCGTTCTTTCTGGCCCACCAGATTGCCGCAGCGAATCCTCCGGCAAATGCCATTACCAACGGACTCGCTACAATTACAACGCGCGGGCGGTTCAGTCCGACCGCTTTGTATAGAGATTGAATAGCCTCCGTCAATCTATTGGGAACGACAGGCGCCGTTGATATGGCGTTGTCAATCCATTTCGCGGAATGCGCTTTTAGCAGCACTTGCTCGGCAGCAGTTATACCACCGAGTACCTTTGATGGTGTGCGAACAATTTTGCTCATGTCAGTCCGCCACGCGCCGGAGTTCTAGCGGGAAATATTCGTTTTGGATTGCCACGCGAAACATCTTGCCGGAAGGCAGCGGATGCGCCGTATGCTCTTCATGCGTGAGCGCATCGTCATTCAGCATTTGGATGTAGCGTTCCGCATCGGCACTGAACACCGGCTTATCGCAGAATTGCTGCACCGACCTGGCCGGAATAACATGTGCATGGCCGGTGACTTCGCCGTACGCGAGAATGCACCTTTCTCCCTCGTTTTTGACCGGCTTACAGTGTTCCGGAATCGAAGCGACTTCGATCAGCAGAACATCGCCTTGGCGCAGAATCAGTTGTTTCGTTTCCATCGTTGCTCCTTGGTTGATTGTTTGACCGTCTTTCCGACCTACCTCCGGGCTAAGGGTTTCCGATTTCCACCTGTAGGGATTGCAGGCTTCCTACGCCACGCGCCAAACGCGAAATGAATTCTTGTCGATCCTCCGCGCCGTAACCTTGATGTTGCACAGTTTTGAAACACTGGCGATGCAGCTGCGCCTGGTGTTCGGCATCACAACCGAGTCACCGACCGACATTTTTCGAAACGTGCTTGCCACGCTGCCATCGCGCAAACCTACCGGTGGGATTGGTATGTCGTGTTCGATTACGAAACCCTGCTGAACCAATGCCAACGCCTTTCCTGCTTTCGTGTTGTAGGCCGGTCGATTCACGACGGCGCTTTCACTCGGACAACGCGCGGCATCCTCACGGAATCATCCTTGCGCACGACCAGAACGCGCTTCCCGTTCTTGGTGATGCGGCGGTCTACCTTCGGCGGTTCGCCAAATGTGCGGGCAATCCATGCGCGGAATTTGTTCATGCGGTCCTCGGCTGCGCAGCCAGCGGCTTGATGTAGAGCAAGCCGTCGCGGTTTTCGAAGCCGATCTTGAACGAAGCGGGACGTTGTACGCCGCGGGTGCGAACAAACGGCAGCACTACGACACGATGCGCCTGCAGGGACACCGGCGTTGTGCGCCCGGTATTCCGGTGCAGGCCGAATGCAAAAAATATTTTTTCGCGGAACGATTGCATGGCTCTATCCTCCCTTGCGTTTTTTTGTTGGCCTAACGGTCGCCTCGGCGCACTCGAACACGAGAACTTTCTCGCGCACCGTGATCGTGATCACCGTTACTTCACCATCCACCTGCGGCGCGCGGCACGTTGGCAACGCCCGGCTTTGAGCAATCCCCTTCTCGTACGTCGCCTGAATCATCAATGCGCCAGAGACGCCGGCGATGCCGAGGACGATGCTGAGGACGTTGCCGATGGTCATGCCGTCACTCCGGTGCCCCGAAATGTGGGGCGATGGGATAACGATACTACCAGAATCGGTACATGTCAATACCCATTGTGTTGGTTGGTCGAAATCCCGTCTGATACGCGGGGTATTGACAACTGATTGTATATGACAATACAATGCGTATTATGCATGCTCGCCAAAGAATTCGCTCCTACCGCACAACTCACGATATTCCACCCAAGGATCTCGCGCTCCGCCTCGGCATTGCCGAATCGACGTTGCGCAGCATCGAGAATGGGAATCGTAAGGTCACGCCGGATCTCGCTGTAGTGATCGAGCGCGAGATTGGTATCCCGTGCTCTGAGTTTTTCCCTGAAATGTTCGCCCGCGCCATTGCTACGGAACGCACTGCGTAATGAGCGAACAAGCCACCTTGAACTTCGATGCCATCGTAGAACGCGACCTCGGTATAGCCCGCGTACAGGCTAAAACCGAGCGCGATACACCTGGCTGGACCGGGGTAGCCGTCGAGTACGTTCGGCTCTACGCGATGCACCACAGTGCCCCATTTATCGCCGAGGAGCTTGTCGCTGCGTCGAGAGAGTACGGGTTGATCCAGCCAGACAATCCCAAGGCTTTCGGACCCGTGTTCATGAAGGCCGCGAAACTCGGGATTATTCGATTCGTGGGGTGGCGTAATTCACCGAATCGTCATTGTTCGCCGGGTCGAGTTTGGGAAAGGGCTTGACAATGGTTAAAAAAGGGGGAAAATGGTAAGTGCTGTTTGGATACAGCCATGAGAATAGAAGCCCTAGGAAAGCGGGCCGGAAGCGGGGAAGTCTCTCGCACAGTTGCTCATAACTGTATCCAGTCCGCCCGCCTCCCTAGGGCTTTTTCTATTGGCGAAACGGAAACAGCCGCGTATTTGTCGCGGACTCAGCGGCAGGGATACGGGATAGCCGGTACTGTGGGATAGTCTGAGATACCGGAAAAGGTGGCGAAGGAAGCGCCTGAGACGAAAAGGCTTCCGGGTGTCAGGCTCCATCAAGGGCATGGCTGAAGGCGTATCCTAGTCGGGATGGCTAGGTGCGCCCACCGCTCAAGGCATAACTTGAAAAGCATAGCAAATGTCAAATAAATTAAAAGGAAATATGGATAATTCCTTTGGGGCGTGGTGGAAAATTTATCCGCGGAGGGTAAAGAAAATCGACGCTATGAAAGCATGGTCAAAAATCCCGGCGTCCGAACACCAGAAAATTCTTGCGTCGATGCCGGCGCACCTCAGACATTTCAACTATGAGGATGGGGGAAATTACATACCGCACCCGGCAACTTGGTTACGGGCTGAACAATGGAATGATGAGTTAGAGGTTGATCCGGTGGAACCTCCAAAATTGTCCTGTGTTTGGCCTGGGTGTGGGAATGATGTTGTGATGGGCGCCAAAGCCACCGGTCACGGTAATGCCTGTTACGATCATTTGGATGCGATCAAGCGCGGCGAGTGCAAATTGCGGGAGGCATCGTGAAATCCCTTACCGATCGCATCGATTCTGCTCGCGCGAAACGTAAAACACTGGCGTCAACAAATCACGCCGTCGCCCCCCTCTGCGCAGCTTTCGTATCCGCGATGCGTGACGCATTCGGCGCTGATCTTCGTCCAAGTTACGTTAAAGAGGGTGGCGTACTCCTCGGCAAACCGATGAACGTATCCGACCTGGTGCGCGTTGAAATACGCAAGGGGAAGAAACGGATTGCGTACATGCAGGGGAGGCTTGGTGACTGAATCCATCGCCCAACGTTGTCTTGCGCTTATCAAAGCGAATGGGTCAATGCGCTCCTCGCAGATCGCCGAGGCGCTTGGGGTTGCCGGTAAAGCGATTGGCCCGGCCCTGGCTCCGTACTGCGCGAATGGAACGCTGATCAGCTGCAGGGTGATTGTCAACGGGACCGCGGAAACGGAATACCGGGAGAGTGCTGGGGGCATGGTGGCGAACAAATGGCGGGTGCTGGACCACCAACGCACTCCCCCACATTTGCCCTGTCCATGGGAGGGACCGGACATCGTGACCGTCCCGCTGCGCAAGCCGCTTCCCGAGGAAATCAAGTTTGTGCCGCCCGCGAAGCAGGTGAAAAAGGCCAAAACACCAAAACCTAGACCGCCCAAGGGGGCGCCAGTCGTTTCCAAGGCTCCCCGACACCCGGTAGGCCGTCCCGGGAAGAAGTTGAAGCCAAGCGCCAGAATCAAGGCGCTGATCCTGCTGATCGACAAAACAATGGGAATTATATACTTGACTCCCACAGCGGAATCAGCGGGTTATGAATAGCCCCGTGGTCATCGGAAATGCGACGCTGTATCTCGGTGATTGCCTTGAGATTCTGCCGACGCTGCCGAAGGTGGATTGCGTCATTACTGATCCGCCGTATGGGATTGGCTACGATAAGCAGCAGACTGACATGGCTGTAGCTGGCAGAGTTTCAAATGGTGGCTATTGGAAAAAGTATGACTCAACAGATTGGGACTCAGCGCCACCAAACGAAGAATTATTGAAACTTGTTATTGCCGCCGCGAATGTATCTATTATTTGGGGCGGAAATTACTTTCCACTCCCAGCTAAATCGAAGTGGCTTGTTTGGAATAAAGTTCAACGGTCGCTAATGACCGACGGCGAAATGGCGTGGACAAACCTCAGCGGGCAAGTTTCCATCTTCGACATGGCAAGGACTGATGCTTACATAAACACGAAGATTGCGAAAGAGCATCCGACACAAAAGCCGGAAGCCTTAATGAAATGGTGCATCGAGAAAGCAGGCAACCCGCAAACCATCCTCGACCCCTTCATGGGCAGCGGCACGACTGGCGTGGCGTGCATGGATTTAAGCCGCAAGTTCATCGGGATCGAGATTGATCCGCGCTACTTCGACATCGCCTGCCAGCGTATCGAAAACGCGCAGCGGCAAGCCCGGATGTTCGCGTGATGAAGCCCACTAGCCAAGCCGTTGAATCGGTTAGTGGAGTTAAGTATATAAGTCCCAAAACAATGGGGGTGGCGTGATGTTTCGTCTGCCGTACCCGCCGAGTGTGAATCACTACTGGCAGCGCAATCGCAATGGATCAATGCGGATTGGTGCCGAGGGATTGGCGTACCGCAAGGAGGTCTTTGTAGCCTGCCACAACGCCAGGGTTCGCAAGATGAAGGGGCGGCTATACATCGAGGTCATTGCCTGCCCGCCGGACGCCCGTCGGCGCGATCTGGACAATCTTTGGAAAGCGATCCTCGATGCCCTGCAGCATGTCGGCGTGATCGAGGACGACAACCAATTCGACCGATTGGAAATACGTAGGGGCGTTATCGAAAAGCACGGACTGCTCGCGGTCGAGATTGGATATATCTGATGGAGATTGCCGACCCGCCGAGAACGCTTGACCAGAATTCGCGTATGTGGCCGATGCTGACGGATATCAGCAAGCAACTTCAATGGCTGGTAGATGGTGAGTTGCAATGGCTCACGCCGGAGGATTGGAAAACGATGATGACCGCCGGGTTGAAACGGGAGCAACGAATCGCAAAGGGTATTTGGGGTGGATTCGTGGTGCTCGGCATCTCGACTAGTCGGATGAAGAAAAAGGAAATGAGCGAGTTGATCGAGCTGATGTTCGCGTTTGGCGCCGAACACGGAATTGTTTGGAGCGATCCGACTCAACCACCTATTGAAGCGTATGCGAGGGCAGCATGATTTGTCCGTGCGGTGGTATCGTCGGAAACAGTGATCATTTGAACAAGACAATGGGGATTACGGTCTATTCAAGGAAATGCGCGGCCTGCGGTCGTGAGGAAAAAAGTGCGGATGAGCGCGTTTGGCTTGCGCCTGCCGCGTTCTGGAAAACCATCGAGAAACGATCACCACAGTTGGATTTATGACCGACCACACAGACCGGCAACTTTTGGATATTGCCCACGACGCGCCATGCTGTCTCTTACTCGGTGCCGATGGTTGCGGGAATCATCCATCCGTTCCTTGCCATTCAGACCTCCTGCGGCATGGGCGAGGTATCGGACACAAATCAAATCCCGTATTCGCAGTAGCCGGGTGCCCCGCCTGTCACGCTATTTTCACCCGCGCACATTTGGGGCGCGAAGGATACGAATCTGCTTGGCTCAAGGCGCATGAGCGTTACCTTGCGTGGGCATTCGAGTTCCACAGGATCAGGGCGGCATGATGGACTACGTTGATTTTATTGATCGCAAGACGCAGCTTGGCAGCATGTCCGGGTTTGATCCGGTTTGGATGCCTGATTTCCTTTTCGATTTTCAGGAATCGCTGGTCGATTGGTCGATTCGCAAAGGACGCGGCGCTTTGTTCGAGGATTGCGGGCTTGGCAAGACCCCGCAGTTTTTGGTTTGGGCGGAGAACGTGGTCAGGCATACGAACAGGCCCGTGTTGATTCTGACGCCGCTGGCGGTGTCATTCCAGACGATTGCCGAGGCCGATAAATTCGGCATCGAAGCGCACCGCACGATGGATGGAAAAGTCTATCCCGGTATCAATGTCACGAACTACGAACGCCTGCACTACTTCAATCCCAATGACTTCGCCGGGTGTGTGTGCGATGAGTCGAGCATCCTGAAAAACTTTGACGGTACGCGAAAATCGCAGATCACTGAGTTTATGCGCAAGATGGAATATCGGTTATTGGCGACCGCGACCGCCGCGCCAAATGATTACATCGAACTCGGGACAAGCAGCGAGGCGCTAGGAGAGCTTGGCTACATGGACATGTTGTCGCGGTTCTTCAAAAATGATCAGGGCAACACGATCAAGGCAATGACGAATCGGCACCACGGCGCGAACTGTGCGCAACTGGATGATGGCGCCAAATGGCGACTCAAGGGCCATGCGGAAGTCCCGTTCTGGCGTTGGGTTTGCTCATGGGCGCGAGCCACGCGTAAGCCTTCCGACCTCGGATTCGATGACTCAAGATTCATTCTGCCGCCGCTGATCGAGAAGGAATATCTCGTATCAGCTTCGACGCTGGCTGATGGAATGCTATTTTCATTGCCTGCCGTGGGCTTGAAAGAGCAACGCGACGAACGCCGCCGCACCGTTACCGAACGATGCGAAAAGGTCGCGGAACTCGTTGATACCGGACAACCTGCATTAGTCTGGTGTCACCTCAACGACGAGGGCGATCTACTCGCCAAGCTAATACCGGATGCGGTGCAGGTGAGCGGCAAGGATTCCGACGAAGAAAAAGAACGAAAGCTGATTAACTTCGCGCACGGCGACGAGCGCGTCCTTATCACGAAGCCGAAAATAGGCGCATGGGGATTGAACCTGCAACACTGCGCACACGTTACCTTTTTTCCGTCCCACAGTTATGAGCAGCACTACCAGGGGGTTCGCCGTTGCTGGCGTTTCGGTCAGACTAAACCGGTGCGCGTGGACATTGTGACCACTGAGGGCGAGCAGCAGGTACTCAAGAATCTGCAACGCAAATCCGCGGCGGCGGACAAGATGTTTTCAGAGTTGGTCAAGCACATGCACGAAGCCGAAAGAATCGAACGCAGCGTGCCATTTACCAAGCCGGTAGAGGTTCCTGCATGGCTATAGATTGGAAAAAGCATAGCGTTTCGTGCGGTCAATGTGGCTCTGGATTGATGCGCCGCCTATTTAGGGGAATTACATATTTAACTACCTAGGATATTCAAAATGAAATTTCGTAAAAAACCAGTAGTAATTGAGGCATTTCAGTTCACGAAAGAAACGCTCAAACAAGCGGCGGAGTTCTGTGCTGGTGATATTGATGCTCCGGTAAATGAATTTGAGCCGAATCACAGCATCATCATTCACACAAGGGAGGGAAACATGCGCGCGAGTGAGGGCGACTGGATTATTCGCGGTGTGCAGGGCGAGTATTACCCATGCAAACCCGACATTTTCGCGGCTACCTATGAACCTGCGGAGTGACGGAAGTTAATATAAATCCCATTTTTAAGGGAGCAGAACAATGCTTGTGCATGATCAAAAACTGACGGACAAATATTGTATCTACAATGGTGACGCGATTGATGTGATGGCGAGCATACCGGATCAATCCATCCATCTATCCGTGTACTCGCCTCCATTTGCAACATCGGGGGGTGGTTTATTTACCTATTCGTCAAGCGAAAGAGATTTATCCAACTGCAAGAGTTACGACGAATTCTTTTCTCATTACGCTTTCGTAGTGCGCGAACTCGCAAGGATCACGATGCCGGGGCGCATGACTGCCGTGCATTGCATGGACGTGCCAAGCGGGAACTGCGGCAAAGATCATCTGATCGACTTTCCCGGAGACATTATCCGGCTGCACGAAAAAGAGGGATGGAACTACATTGCCCGCTATGCGATATGGAAAGAACCTCTCGCCGTCCGCAATCGGACGATGGCAAAGAACCTCGCGCACAAAACCATTGTTGACGACTCGTCGCGTTGTAGCGTTGCCAGCGCGGATTACTTGCTGGTGTTCCGCAGGCATGGCGAGAATCCAGTTCCGATCACGCACCCGACCGGATTAGACGAATACGCCGGGGCGCGCAAGATGCCAAGCGAACTCCTGCCGTACCGCGGATGGAAAGGAAACCAGATCGAGAACCGCTACTCGCATTGGATTTGGCGGAACTACGCCTCTGCGTTTTGGGATGATATTCGTATTGGTCGCGTGTTGCCGTTCAAGGCGGCGCGTGATTCAGAGGACGAGAAGCATGTCCACCCGCTGCAGCTTGACGTGATCGACCGGGTGATGGTGCTGTGGTCGAATCCCGGCGAAACCGTGTTGACGCCGTTCATGGGGGTCGGCTCCGAGGTCTATGGCGCAATCTGCGCTGGCCGCAAGGGTATTGGCATAGAACTCAAGCCGAGTTATTACCGGCAAGCCGAGAAAAATGTGCAAGCGGCATATGCCGGCAAGGTCATTGAATTGCAGCAGAGCATTGAGTTTATTGCGGAAGAAACCGAGGTCGCCTAATGCAATCCCGGCTGCAATCCCTGATCGAATCCATCGCCAATATCGTCATTGGCATGGGGATAGCTTTCGGTGCGCAGCTGATCGTATTCCCCGCGCTTGGGCTTGCGGTACGCCTTGACCAGAACATTGCGATTACGGTTGCCTTTACGGTGGTGTCCTTGGCCAGAAGTTATATACTTAGACGCATATTCTCACGGCTCCACGAACGATGACTTGCGGAATTTATTTGATTAGAAATACAGTGAGCGGGTTATGCTACGTTGGGCAATCTTCAAATATCGTACAACGCACTTGGCATCAATAAGTCATGCAAGGGCCGGAGTCTGGCCTATGTATGACCTGTTACGGCGGGCATTCAACTGGATTCACCGATGAGCCGCGACCATCCTACCTGCTCGCTCGGATCGATGATATCCGAGCCGATGGAGCCCGTGAACCTGAGAAAGATGAAAGAGGATCACTGGTTCGGACACAAGTACCTCGCCGTCTCGTACTACGACGAAAGATTGACGGACGAGGGTAGAAGAATGGTGCTGGCGATCGGTGAAATGCTGTACGCGGAGAACAATAAAAATGGCAGTGTTCTATAGGCAGTACGGGGAGTCAATCGAGACAACCACGGATGAATTCGAGTGGGTGGAAACCTACCTGCATGAATGGGCGAAGTGGATGCGGCGCCCCTCCCTGAAACTCGGTTACGGGCAGACCGTAGGCTTTGTAGGGGGCGGGACCGGGGGATACCGTGACGTACACAAGGAAATCGAGGATGAGGCTGGGTGGAGGTCTATCCAGGTGATCGAGGCCGCGTTGGATGGATGTTCTCCCATTGAGCGCATGGCGGTCTCCTCGGTGCACCTTGAATCCGTGTACCAGTTTCGGGAGCCTGTGGAGGTTGTGTACCTGCGTGCGCGGGAAAAGATAGGCCAGAAATTGAGGAAAAATGATTTCTATTGAGGGGTTGACACGCGAAGCGAGTGTATGGGACACTTAAAAAATGGGTTGGGCGTTCTATTGTCCAACGGAATATAACCTCGGATCGAAGGCTACCGGGGTTTTTGCATTTTGGAGACTCATGAACCCGAAAGTTGCGCGAGTTAAGTTCTCAAATCAACGATCCGGAAGCAAGAGTCGTGGTATTGCGTGGGAATTAACCTTCGATGAATGGTTGGCGTGGTGGGGAGATGATCTTGGCAGGCGTGGAAGTCGGCCGGGCGATCTGCAAATGTGCCGTAACGGTGACGCTGGATCATACGCCCTTGGCAATATCTACAAGGGTACCGCGCAGGAAAATATGCGGACCGCTGGAAATCTCAAGCGTAAGCGCAATACGGACAAAGCAGCGCGAGAACACCAAGCGTATTTGGATGCGCTGATGTGGGGATCGTCGAAAGAACCCCGCGATGACGTACTTAGTGAGGACGAATTTGATCTGCTACGGGAAACCGGGGCAATCAAATATCGTGACAAAAATAGATTGGCGTTTCCAGTCACTAGGCGGCGCTGAATTCTTTGATTTGGTGCGCCTTGGAGCAGGGGCAGCTCGCCAGTCTCATAAGCTGGAGGTCGGTGGTTCGATCCCACCAGGCGCTTCCCATCCTGCAGGACCGCGGCGACTTTCGCCAGACTGATTCGCTGCGGACAATTCGGTCGAGCCGCGCAAACGGCTCATGTGCGACGCCTGACCTGTTTTCTCAGGGCAAGGGTGCTCGAAGATCGCGCCCGATGCACTACCGGGCATGAATTTCAACGGAGGATGCCATGCAGTTGTTCGGACACCGCGCGACTGACATTCTCCACTGGTACAAGAATTGGCGATTTTGGGGCGGCATCATGCTCCCGATCGTTGTGCTCCTGTGGTACATGCAAACCGAGGTCGATGGGGGGGCTGAAACGCTGGAACGCCTGCGCTCCCTCGCGTGGGGCATCGTGATCCTGCCGGTGGTGTACCTGTCGCGCCGCGTGCTGGCGAACGGCTCCCGGTTGAGTGCCGCCTACCGGCGCGCGCTCGATGAGCCCGTAGGGGCCGGTTTGGTGTTCTTGGGGCTGTGCATCCTGATGGTGGGGCTGATCATGCTGTTCTCGGCTCGAAGTCACGCCGCGGATCTGCCGGTCGGCGCCAAACTCTACCTGCCGTCGCTGGTCAAGGAAGTGGAGAAATTCTGGCCGGACCATCCGCGCCGCGAGATCCTTGCGGCCCTGGTCGAACAGGAGTCGTGTATTTCCCTGACGCACCCGAAGTGTTGGAGCCCGAAGGTGGAACTCAAGACGCCGCGGGAGTACGGCTTCGGGCTCGGGCAGAAAACCGTGGCGTATCGGGCGGATGGGTCGGAGCGGTTCAACGCTTGGGCGGATTCGCGGCGCGCGTTTCGTGCCGAGCTCGCCGGCTGGACCTGGGAGAACCGTTACGATGCGCGAATGCAGTTGCGCGCGGTGGTTCTGGACAATAGGGCCTGCTACCTGCGCATGGCAAAGACCATCGGAATCGGACCGAATGCGCTGGCCATGTGCGATGCGGCGTACAACGGCGGCTTTGACGGTGTTCAGACCGACCGCCGAATGTGCGCCGCGTCGGCAGGTTGCAATCCCTCGATTTGGTTTGGCAACGTCGAACGCTTTTCCATGAAATCAAAGGAAAAATGGCGCGGATACGGGGCCTCGGCTTTCGATATCAACCGGGGTCATGTGCGTGCCGTCACCATTACGCGCCCGGCGAAGTATGTTGGCTTGCTGATGTAAGGGGGTGATCTGTGGACCGTGAACAACTCAAGGGTATGGCGCTGGATGCAGCCGCAGCGTCGAAATCGGCCGGGAATACGTTTCTGCACCACTTGACCGGTACGGATTGGGTGATCTTCGCCATTTACACCGTGTTTGTGCTGGTCGTCGGGCACATTTTCTGGAAATGAATCAACGCGGGGTGATCGCGACCGGGTGGTTGTACCTGGCCGGCGCCATCGCTCTGCTCCTCGCCATCGCCTTTGCGGTCAAGGCCTGGGATGGGTTTATTACCGGCGTCGAGAAGCGGGGTTACGACCGTGGCGTATCGGAAACCACGGCCAGTTTCGAGAAGCGCGACAACGCGCAATTGGTCAAGGTGATCGTCGAGAAGGACAGGGCTGTAGCGCGCGCCGCCGAGATCGAGGGGGCGAAGCGGAAGGCCGATCTGGCCGCCGTGGCCCGGTACAAACAGGGGGTGGAGGATGGGAAACTCGAAACTGAGCGGAATATTGCTGCTGTGCGTGATGGGAGTCTGGGGTTGCGCGACCCAGGGGCCCGAGCCGGCGCCGCCCGTGATTGCCAAGCTGGCGCGGGCAAAGCTCCCGGACCCGCCGCCCGAAGTGATGGTGCCGCGGGAGGCGAATTTCTCAGCGCGGCTGCTGGAGTTTTTCTCCTCGAAGAAGCCAGTCGCGCCGACGAAGTAGTGAAGCAACTGACCGCGGCGCAGGCCATCATCCTTTCGGATCGAACTTTGTGCAACGCACCATAAAAACCAAAAACGGGAGCGCGGACATGGCAGTGGAGGGTGAACCTGGAATCTTCAAGGAGATAGTTGGGGCGCTCATGGCTGGTCTGTCAGCCGCATTCTGGTGGGGATGGAACCACACCCATAAGCGAATTGACACCGTCGAGACGACGGCCAGCACGAAGGCGGATCATGCTGAACACCTGAGAACTAAAGGCCATGTTGAGTCCATCTTTGAGAAAATCGAGGAAATGAAGGAGACATTCAACAATCGGCTGAACGAAATGGAACGCCGGAACAATGATCAGCATCAACAATTGTTGGCCGCGATCTACGAGCGAAACGGCCACCCATGACCTTCAACGAAGTCATAGCGCTGCTGGTGACATTTGCCGGCGGGGTGGCAATGATGATGGGCGGCCTGGTCGCTTCCGGCCTCAATGGTGGGCGCCGGCGGGATATCGCAGCTTGCTGGCTCTTGGTGGCCGGTGTAGTCATGGTGCTCGCCGTGGTCGCCAAAGTGGGCTGGCTTTCGTTAAAAAGCGGCGGGTAGCGTGGAAGGGATTTACCATTTTGCCGGGGTCGGCAAGATGGTTCAACATTTAGGGGGATGGATTGTCAACCGTGGGTGATCGAGTCGGTGTACTGCAAGTGGGTCCGCGGCAGCTCGCCAAGTCCTTGCTGCTGCCGGAAGGTAGCCAGGTGATCGGCGCCCACTGGGACGCCATCGCGCGTAGGATTGACCTGCTGGTTGAGTCACCCGAGTTCAATGAGCTTGCCGAGGGGGTCCATCCGCCGCGCGTCGACTTGATCGTGAAAATGACCGTCCACGATGCCGATCAAGGTGAGCGCGTCACCAATTACAGTGCGGAATGGAGCGCTTGACATGCGCTTCGAAGTCTACCTGGCGCGCAACAGGCAATGGCGCTGGCGGCTCCGCGCCAAGAATGGCCGGCTCATCGCCAACGCCGGTGAGTCCTACCACCATCGCACCGATTGCATGAAGGCGATCAACCTGATTCGGCATATCGTCTACAACACGCCGATTGAGTTTCTGACGAAGGCCGTGTAAATGCACTTTCCCTTAATAATCAGCGATGCGCGCGGTGAGCGATGATGACAAAGCGCGTGGAAAAGAAGGGTAAAAAGATCAACACGGTTGAAAAAATAGAAAAAAAAATCAATCGTGGTGGAAAGCGCCCAGGTTCAGGCCGCAAGAAGGGCTCACCGAATAAAAAGAGCGCGGCCGTAATCAAGGCGGTCGAGGAAAGCGGCGTAACCCCACTGGCGTACCTGCTCAACGTGATGCGCAACCCGATTCCGGTAGATGTAGAACCATTGGTGAAGGTGGAGATGATCGGGCAGAGGTTCGAGGCGGCCAAGGCTGCTGCGCCATACTGTCACGCACGTTTGGCGGCGATCGAGCACACCGGTAAGGATGGTGGCCCGATGGACATGCACTGGACGGTCCAGTTCGTAAAGCCGTAATGCCTCTGCTGCAGTTGCCGAAGGCGTTTGGCCCGTTGCTGGAGCCGCGTCGGTACAAGGTCATGTACGGGGGCCGTGGATCAGGCAAGTCGTGGCAGGCGGCGCGGGCTTTGATCTATCAATCGACACTGGACCCGCTGCGGGTGCTCTGCGCGCGCGAGGTGATGCGGACGATTGCGGATTCCGTGCACCGGCTGCTGGCGGACCAGATTGAGGCCCTGGGGCTAAATGATTGGTTCACTATCACGGATGGGTCGATAACCGGGCGGAATGGCGCTGAGTTCCTGTTTGCCGGTCTCAGGGCGATGGATGCCCACAAGATCAAGTCGTTCGAGGGCGTTGATGTCGCTTGGGTCGAGGAGGGCCAAGCGGTCAGTAAAAAGTCGTGGGAGACGTTGATCCCGACGATTCGGGCTGAGGATTCCGAGATTTGGGTGACATGGAATCCAGAGCTCGACACCGACGACACCTATCAGCGGTTCGTAGTGCATCCGCCAGAGGAAGCATGGGTGCAGCGGGTGACGTGGCGGGATAACCCGTGGTTCCCAGCGGTGTTGGAGGCCGAGCGGTTATCCCTGCAAAAGCGCGATCCGGTTGAATACCAGCACGTTTGGGAGGGAAAGCCCAGGACGGTTGTAGTCGGGGCGATCTACGCCGGCGAGGTTACGACGATGATCGAGGACCGGCGGGTAAGACCGGTCCCATATGACCCGAAGATGCCGGTGCATACGATTTGGGATTTGGGTTGGAACGATCAGACCAGTATCATTTTCGTGCAACGACTGATGTCTGAGGTCAGGCTCATCGACTACGCCGAGGAGTCGTTTCTGCGGTTCGATGAGTGGGCGAAACGGTTGCGGGACAAGCCATATCTGTACGGTTCGCACTGGCTGCCGCACGATGGCGAGAATGAAACGCAGGCCGCCAAGGGGTTGAGCGCGCAGACGCTGCTTACCCCGTTATTGCGGATGCGGCCAAAAATCATTCCTCGTGCATCGGTGAAGGAAAACGCAATCCGGGCGGCGCGGATGATGTTCCCCAGGGTCTACGCCGACGAGGTAAAGGCCGACCGCCTGATGACCTGTCTCAAGCGGTACAGACGCGGCGTACCGGAATCGACCGGAGAGCCTGGTAGTCCGGTGCATGACGAATATTCTCACGGCGCCGATGCGTTCGCCGGGCTGGCGATGATTGTTGACCAGTTGACCAATGACACCGACGAGTTTCGGTTGCCGCCGGTCAAGCCATACCGCCCGGCCGACCCAGGATTGGGATTTTAGGGCAAAACCACGTTTCCCTTAATAAACAGTTATGTATGCGGTGGCACATGGAGACATCAACCCATTGCTGCCAGTCTGAAAGTGCAACCTGAGCGATCCTGAGAGGAAGAAAAAATGGGTATCACGGTAAAAATCGAGAAAGACGACCAGGGCCAGTTTTCCGTTGGCGTGGATGCCGGGGATCAGGATGAGGGGATGGCTGCCGGCAAACCCATGATGCCTGGCATGTCCATGCCGCCCGAAGCGCAGGAGGATTCGGGTATGCAAACGGTTGCGTCCATCGACGAGGCCCTGAGCATCGCAAAAGACCTGTTGTCCGGGCAGACCGGCGCGCAATCGCAAGACGCGATGGCCGCGCAGACGGCGTTCACGGCGGCGTAACGTGTCCTTGAATCAAGTTGCGGGCAAGGCAGAGGTAACGCGCACGCCTGAACAGGACGAACAGGTAATGCAGGCGCGGGCTGCCAGGTTGGATTCGCTCGGATCCTCGCTCGCCAAGAAGCGCCGGGAAGCGATCGAATACAGGAAGCAGACCGGCATTGAAATCGAGTGGGATGAGGATGAAGATGCCTACGAGGGCATCGACGAGGCGTCGGCCGCGGAACGCAATTCGAGGAGAACCCGCCCGCCCGGCCAGATTATGCCGAGGGTGGAGGGGGAAGTACGTTCAACCGTGGTACTCAACATCACGAAGCCATACTGTAACGCATTCGCATCGAAAATCATCGACATGCGGTTGCAGATCAACGACAGGGCTTGGGCGTTCAAGCCTACCCCTGTTCCCGAGATCAGAAGTCAGGAAAAGAACAAGAATGCAGTTACCCAAAACGGGCAACCGGTAACGGTGAATGAGGACGGGCAACCCCGGCAGGCGACGGTCGCTGACGTTGCCAAGATGCACATGGACACTGCCCGGGCCGCCGCGGAGAAGGCGCAGAAGCGGGTTGACGATTGGCTGACGCAATCCAAATGGGATTCTCAGGCCAGGCAGGCTATCGACGACATGGCGCGAATCGGAACGGGTGTCCTGAAAGGACCGTTCCCGGAGAAATGCGTCTACGTGATGTTCAAGGACGGCGCCATGGTGCGCCAGGAAGTGATTGAGCCTAGGAGCAAGCGGATCGGCGCGCGTAACCTGTTCCCGGACCCGGCTTGTGGCGAGAATATCCACGACGGCGACTATATTTGGGAGTGTGACAACCTCACCGCCAAGCGGTTGAAGGACTTGAAGGACCTCCGGGACGCGAAAGGCAATCCGATCTACATCGCCGAGCAGATCGATGCGGTGTTGGAGGAGGGACCAAGGTCGCCGGATGTCGAGTACGACGCGAGCCGGCCAACCGATCCAGCGCAAAAGTCGAAGCCGTTCCAGATTTGGTACATGACCGGCAATCTGGACAAGGACGATCTTGAAGCCGCAGGCTGCGCTTGCGAGACCGAGAACGATACGGAGTCCGCGATTGTAGCGATGGTGAATGACCATGTAATCCGAGCGTCACGGAATCCGTTGGACAATGGGAAGTTCCCGTACGACGTTGCCCCTTGTTCGAGGCGAGAGGGGTATTGGGCTGGTATCGGGATTGCGCGGGACCTGAGAACGCCGCAGCGCATGATTACCGGGGCAGAACGTGCGCTTGCCGAGAATGCAGGTTTGTCGGCCAAGCCGATTCTGGCCATCATGCAGGGCCTGTTGACGCCGGCCGATGGAAATACCTCGTTGTATGGCGGGAAGATATTCGTGATCCCAAAGGGTACGGATATCAATGAGGCGAAAAACGCCATCTTCTCGTTCCAGATCGAGAGCCGCCAGGTTGAATTGTTGGGCATCATCCAGTTTCACCTCAAGATGGCCGAGGACGTAACCGGGTTGCCGTCCATTCTGCAGGGGCAGCAGGGTGCCGCGCCTGACGTGTTGGGTGTGGTGCAGATTCTGGATGCGAATGCGACGAGTGTAGCAAGACGTGTTGCAAAGATGTTCGATGACAACATGCTGGAGCCCCATATTGGCCGGTACTACGATTGGCTGATGCAGTACGGCGAGGACGATTCCGAGAAGGGGGATTACACGATCGACGTACTGACGCCACCGGATATGGCGGGGGACAAGGCGGCGATCAAGGAAATGGGGCAGTTGGCCGGCAACCCTGCATCGAGGGTGGACTTTGCCAAATTCTTTGCCGAGATTGCGAAATCGAACCGGTTTGACCCTGAGCGCATTCAATACTCTGACGAGGAGTGGGCGAAGATGCAGAAGCAGCAGGGTCCGGCAGATCCGCGGATTCAGGTTGCGCAAATTAACAATGAGCACGAAGCGAAGCTCACCAAGATGGAGCAGGACTTTGAACAGGCGCAAAATGAGGCCGACCGGCAGAATAAACTGGTGATTGCCGCGATCGATGAACGCATGAACAGCACTCAACTTACCAGTGATGAGCGCACGAACCTTGAGAAGATCAAGGCGACGCTGGCCGGGACCGCCATGAAGTTGAACGTACAGCAGAATTTGTCGCGTGATGGTATTGCGCACCAGAAGGATATCGCGGTGTCTGATCATGCGATCGATATGCACAAGCATCGGAACCCGCAGGTGATTACCCCGGCTGCAGAACCAGCGGGGCGTGCGAAACCGGGTGAGGCTTTCGTACATTGATGAGGATGACATGAAACATGCAATGCTGGTGATCTACGTTTCCGAAAACGGCCGCAACGGGTGGAAGCCGGTTGCCCCTGAGCATGTCCCGGAGTGGGTGAAAGCGCCTGACGTGATGGGGCGCCTGGTGGCCGGCGAGCAGTGCATGGATGCGAAAGTCGGCGACAGGGGAAGCGATTGGTATCGTGGTGAGAAGGTCTTGACGCCACTGGAACGGGCACTGGAACGGTTGGCGAAAGCCAAGCGCGACCGGAAATCGGCGATGAGATTGCACTGATGCTGATCAATCACGCCGACGGACACTCGGAAACATGGATCAAGCTCAGGAAGCATTTGGAGGTGCGGCTTGACGAGCTCCGGCGCAGCAATGATTCGCGCAACTTGGGTGAAATAGAGACGGCGCACCTTCGGGGGCGGATAGCTGAGGTCGCATATATTCTGTCACTGGATGAACCTGATCCACTGGCGATGGTCGCGGGCGAGAAATCCCCTGCGTTGTGAGTAAGTGCCCGCCTTGAGCGGGTTTTGTTTTTTGGAGGTCACGAGTGAGCGAAGAAAACGAGCAAACCCCGGAACAGGAACGGCAATCTGCCGAAGCCGCTTTTGCTGCCACAACCGAAGCGCCCGTAGAGGCGGAAGCGGAAATAAAAGCGGTCGAAGCGCCGAAGGAAGAAGTCAAGGAAGCCGATCCGTGGGATGGTGTATCGCCAGTTTTGCGCCAAACCATCGAGGGGATCAACAGCAAACTCGGGAAGATTGACGCGCTCACCAACGAGGTGAAGGCTGGCACCGGCAGAATTGCCGCGATGCAACGGGAAATGGCGTCTGCGCAAGCGGCTGCCAAAGTCGTTGAGGTCGCGCCGACGCAAAGCCAAATCTCGGAAGCCTCGAAGAACCCGGACAACTGGAAGAATCTGAAGGACACGTTTCCCGAATGGGCAACGGAGCTTGATGAGCGATTCGCCGCCGAGCGCGCCGAACTACTCAAGCAAATGCCCGCGGTGGATGTGGACGGCATTAAACGGGACGTGTCCGCATCGATGTCGGAAGCCATCAAGCAATCGGAAGTAAGGGTCACAAAAATAGCGCGCGAGTTTGCCCGCGTTGACCTGAAATACGAGAATTGGGAAGTTGATGTTCGTGCGCCGGAATTCGCCGCATGGACTAAAGCGCAGGCCCCTGAGATTCAGGCGCTCGCCGAGTCGAACAACGCTCGTGATGCGATCAAGATGCTCGACATGTACTACGACCATCGCAAGATCGAGGAAGCGCGCGCGAAGAAAACAGCACGCCTGGAGGCGGCTATCCCTGCAAAGGGGACCAATTCCCAGCGACAACCAACTGAGTCCGATCGCGATGCCGCTGAGAAAGCGTTCGCTTCGGCGTAAAGGAGAATCACATGAGCGGAGTCACTTATACCACTCCTGGCCAAAGACGCGGGACGATCCTCGGCCAGATCATGAAACACGCAATGCACGTTTCGACCCTGGAAATCTCGGGCGAGGTCTGGAAGCAACCCCTGAAGATGGGCGACACCGTCATTTTCCGGCAAGTCGTCCCGTTCGGTGCCACTGCTGCGGCTCCCAACACCTTCACCACCACGGCCGCTGCCCACCTGATGCAGGAAGGGCAGAACCCGACGGCTGACAGCTTGTCGGTGCTGGATACGACCGTCCAGGTCCAGAAGTACGGCGCGCTCTACAGCTACACCGAGCGTCAGGCTTCGTTGGGCGAGGATCCGATGCCCGACTGGATGGAGGAGCAATTGGGCGAACGGCTCGGCCTGGTCCGCGAACTGATCTACGGCGGCGCCATGCAGGGCTGTACCAACCGCTTCTATGCCGGCGGCACAACCCGGCTCACGGTGGACGAGAGCCTGACGTTGAACGTGCTGGACAGCATTACCCGGAGTCTCCGCGGCAATCACGCGTCGTTTGTGCGCAAGACGCTGAAATCGAGCCAGAACTTCGGTTCGGTGTCGCTGCAGCCGGCGTTCCTGGACTTCACGCACACCGATGCGCAACGGGATATCGAGGCGATCGCCGGCTACAAGGCGGTGGCCGACTACGGCAAGATGGAGACGGTTCACGAGCTCGAGCTGGGCTGCGTGGGCTCGCACCGCTTTGTCGTGTCTCCGGACATTCCGAAGTTCACGAACTCCGGGGCTACCGCGGCTGGTACTGGCCTCAAAACGTCAAGCACGCTGGTTGATGTCTACCAGATGTTCACCGTGGGAAAAGACGCATGGGGTCACACCGCTTTCCGCGGCCTGGATTCCATCGACTTCAACCATATTCCGGTTAAGCAGAAGGACAAATCCGACCCGACCGGCGAACGCGGTTACGTTTCCGGGACTTTTTATGATGCAGGATTGGTAACCAATCACGGATGGATGAGTGTTACAGAATTCGGGGTAACGAATCTGTAACGCAATCAGCAACTTGTAGTGCTGGAACATTTTACGAAGCGTTTTAGCTCTATCAATCAATCAAGGAGAACACCATGTTCGACCAAACCACGCAACGCGGGATTACCATCGCGTTGAACAAACCGGCGCTGGTGACTGGCACTGTTGCTAGCATCACCACAACGGTGACTTCCAGCCATGTGTGCAATGGCAAGTTCCAAACGCCGCAAACCGCCCTGACCAATGCCACGACGCCGGTACTCGACTACAACACCGGTTTAGCTTTCCGTCCGATTACCGGGGTTTCCGGTGTCAGTGGACAAGGCACGGTCGTCGTGTTCGGCTACCTCGAAGGCGGCTCAGATGCGATCGGTTCGGTGAAGTGCATGCAGGGATCTGTGGAAAGTCTGGTTGTCGGCTCAACCGACTTCCAGCGGCCGCCGCAATTCCCGGCGATTCCGAACAACATCTGCCCGTTCGCCTACATGATCCTGAAGCAGACCAGTCAGGAGAGTCAGGCGGCGCTGTTCGGGACAACCGATTGGGCGGCGGGTGACTACTTCACCAATGCGATTGTGCATGTTGCACAACTGCCGGTGACGCCGCAGACCAGCTAGTCGTCGGAAACCAAACGAAGCCCGCGTTGTGCGGGCTTTTTTTTCGAGGAGGAGAAATGACACGAGTCAAGCATGTCAAAGCACGATCGGCCAAGCAACTGGCGAACGACCAACGATTGCGCGAACGATCAAAGGCGGGTCCGGATATCTTCGTCAAGAAGAACCTGCTCGGGCCGGACGACGTTGACCAGCCTCAGCAAACCATCAAGATCATCACGCCGGATGGCGGTGGATCGGAGGCGGTGGGGGTTGGCATTGCAATTGTCGATCCAGCCAAGTTCGATGCAAAGGCTGCGGATGAGGCGTTCATGAACGAGCTGGTCGAGATTCAGATCGAGAGCACAGACGATCCGAACGAGCCGCTTTTCATCGAGTCTGGACACAACGGGGTCACGCAATACGTCAAGCGGGGTGAACCTCAGACCATCAAGCGCAAGTTCCTGTATTCGCTGATCGCCGGCAAGCAGGCCAGGTTGGTTTCCTCATTCGGGAAAAATGCCGATGGCAAGGAATTCAACCGGCTTGCGGGCCCGAGCGTGGGGACACACCGGATTGTCGTGATCAGCGACACGGCAAAGGGTCGGGCTGCCTACAACACCTGGGCGCAAACGGTCTAAGAAATGAGCAATTACCTGGAGCTCTGCCAGTTTTTGCGACAAGAAACAGTAGACTCTGGCACAGGTCCATCAACGGTTGTCGCGCAGACCGGCGAACTGGCGAGAATGGTGAAATGGGTCAAGGATTCCTACACTGAGATTCAACAGGCAAACGAAAACTGGCAGTGGTTGAGGAAGGATTGCACGATTCAGACCGTGGCTGCGGATGGGGTGTACGCCTTCGGTGATTTTACGGACGTGCTTGCGGCTGCAGTGATTTCCAGGTTTTCGCGCTGGCATACCGGGCAATTCGATTGGCGGTGTTACCTGACATCGGCGGGGGTTGCAGGAGAATACTTCCTGCAGTGGATGGATTGGGACACCTTTCGGTTCATCTACCGGCGCGGGACTCAGACCGATGGGCAGCCCGTGTTTTTCAGTGTGGACCCGCAGCAAAATCTTGTGCTCGGTCCGGTGCCGAGTGCCATTTACACCGTCAACGGCATCTACCAGCAGGGGCCGCAGATCCTCGCAGCGAACAGCGACACGCCGGAAATGCCGAGCAGGTTTCACATGCTTATCGTCTACGAGGCCATGAGCAAGTACGGGGGTAATCGGGTAGCACCGGAAGCCATGCTCCGGGCCATTGCAGAGGGTGGGCCATTGCGTTCCGCGTTGGAGTTAAACCAATTGCCGCGGATGTCCTACGGGATGCCGCTGGCGTGATTTCGAGGAAAACATGATCGACGCAGTGGTAATTGGGGCGAGCGCGCGAACCTCTTTACCTTCATCAGAATTTGAAGCAAGCAGGTGCATGACGGTCTTCCAAGACCATTGATCGTAAGCTGAAGCAACTCGGCTCGGGATTTCCCGGGCCGCTTTCATTTTAGGAGATCGACATGACTCAAACAGTGAACCAGATTTTGAATTCGATGCACGACAAGGGCGACGGAAAAACCATCGGTAAGCTGATGGACAAGATTTACGGGTCGTCTACGGTTGCCGCGCTTGGCAGCTCGCAAGCGACGGCCGCATTCATCCAGGCCGCAAAGACTGCGGTAACGGGCGCGGATGGCACCAAGGCCGTTGTGCTGCCGGCGGGACAGGCAGACGACACCTACAAGATCATCAACACGAACGCCTCGAATGCCCTGAAAATCTACCCGCCTGTCGGCGGAACGATCAATTCCCTGAGCGTGGATGCGGCCTATACCCTGGCCGCGGCACAAGAAGGGTCTTTCATTTTCAGGACACCGGGACAGATATACACCGGCATTGTTGGTGCAACCTCTGCTCAAATCGCCTACCTGACCGATGCGGTTGCCGGCACGGCGGCAGCGTCGAAGTGCCTGGTGCTGGACGCCAACAAGGCTATCGGCGATATCGCGCAGATCAACGTGCTCGGCGCCGGCGCGGTGGCGACCAATCAAGCGTTGGGGGCAACGGCGCTGGACGCGAACACGACCGGGGCACGGAATACCGCTGTCGGGGTGGGTGCTCTGTCAGCGAACACGACCGGGGTGGACAATACCGCAGTCGGGAAGGACGCGCTGCTGTTGGCAGTGTCAACGATCTCCAACACGGCGGTCGGCTCGCTCTCATTGGATGCTTGCACCACGGGCGACTACAACACGGCGGTCGGCACCAGTTCCCTGAGCGCGCTTACGGTCGGCACCGGTAATACCGCTGTTGGTTCGGCGGCAGCGGATGTCACGACCACCGGCACCAACAACACCGCGGTAGGCCTAGATTCCCTTGGCGCCAACACGACCGGCGTATCCAATACGGCAATCGGGGCAAACGCCATGAAAGCGGCGGTGTCTGCGATCGACAACGTGATCGTCGGAAAAGACGCGATGCTGGTAGCCACTGCCGGCGACAGTAATGTGGCTGTGGGGGCGAGGGTTATGGACGCCTCTACCACTTCAACGCTCAACGTCGGTGTCGGTGTCGATGCATTGGGCGCCACAACCACGGGATCGAGCAATGTCGCCGTTGGCGCTAATGCCATGAAGGCCACGGTATCTGCTACCGCAAGCGTGGCCGTTGGAAAAGATGCAATGTTGGTGGCAACCGCAGGCGATAACAACGTGGCAGTAGGGGCGGCATCGATGGACGCCAGCACGACCAGCACGAACAATGTGGCGGTCGGGTTCAATTCGCTTGGGGCAACCACGACCGGCTCGAGCAACGTGGCGATCGGCAAAGATGCCATGTTGGTTGCGGTATCGAGCGCGCAGAACGTGGCTGTCGGGGCGACTGCTCTTGACGCAATGCTTGGCGTCGGCATGGACAACACCGCCATCGGCTTCGGCAGCCTTACTGCCGTCACCACAGGCATCAAGAACACGGCGGTTGGTTCGGGCTCCGGAACTGCCCTGACGGTCGGCACCGGGAACGTCTTGATCGGCATTGGTGCGGCCGGCTCCGCGGTTGGCGCGGTCGATCAGATCGTGCTATCGGCTGGCACCGGCGTAACGGGTGTGGCAAACGCGGCAATCACGCTGGGCAACAACGTGCGCGCCATCACCTGCAACTACGACACGGACCAGACCTGGGATGCCCCGTCGGATCTCAGAATGAAGGACGTGCTTGGCGCCTCGCCGCTGGGCCTGTCGTTCGTGCTGCGCCTGAACCCGATCGAGTACCGCTTCAAGCCGGCATCCGAATGGCCGAAGGAGTGGGGAGTCGATCCAAGCTCCACGCCAAACACGGAAAAAAGTATTCTCGGTCTAGGCGCGCAGGACGTGAAGGCGGCAATGGACGCCGAAGGCGAAACGGTATTCCACGGCTGGGGTGTGGAGGATAACGGTCGCCAGCAAGTCGGCGAAGCGGCCTTCATCTACCCGCTGATCAATGCGGTGAAGGAGCTTGCCGCCAAGGTTGCCGAACTGGAAGGCAAGTGAGGCGGGTTGTAATCGGGACGCCTGCCCATACCGGGCAGGTGGAAGTTTTCTACGCCAACAGTCTGTGCGAATCCATCCGGCTTTGCACAAAGGTTGGCGTAGAACTTCGCCAGATTTTCCTGTCATACGACTCCCTGATCCAAAATGCTCGCAACGACCTGGTGGCGATCACCCTGCGCAACGGTTTCGATGACCTGATTTTCATCGACGCCGATCAGGAGTGGGAACCTGAGTGGATCCTGAAACTGCTGAGTTACCCGGTGGATTGCGTCGGGGCGCCGGTCCGGAAAAAGAGCGACGCGCAAGAACTCTACAACGTCAAATCCTCGACGTTCAATATCCCGGTCGATCTTAAGACCGGGCTACTGATGGTGGATGCCTTGGGCTGCGGCTTCATTCGGTACTCGCGCAAGGCGCTGCAGACGCTTTGGGATCACTCGGAGAAGTATCGGATTTCCGGCGGCGATGAATCCGCTTGGATTTTTGATATCAGGCCCGTGAACGGCGTGTTGGTGGGCGAGGACACGATGGTCGGCATGAAGCTGAAAGAGCACGGCATCCAGACCTATTTGGACCAAAGCATGAATCCGGGCCACGTCGGCGTGAAGAAGTGGACCGGGAACTTTGCGGACTGGCTGGCGCGCGCGCAAGCGCAACATCTGCCGGAGCGCAAGATTGGTGTCGCGTAACTCTGAGGAGAGTACCTTGAAACTGATACAAATTTGGAACGCGCAATTTGCGTGGAAGAATCTTGGGCAACTGAAAAAGCCGCCCAAGCTGGCGTATCGGCTGATGAAGTACGGCCGCAAGTGGGACCGGGAGCAAGAGGATATCAACGCGGTGCGCCTGCAAATCCTGTGGAAAGCGGCCGGGGCGCCGGAAGGTTCTCAGGTTGAACTCAATGCCGGGCAGCCGGAATTCGATGCTTTCATGGTCGCATTCAATGCGGCGATGGAAATGGAATCTGACATTGGCCCGGTTGGCATCGACATGGATGCGCTGGTCGAAGGGCTGGACTCTCAGGCTGGCAACCAGATTTCGGAATCCGACCTGGCGTTGCTCGAACCATTCTTTTCGGTGCGGGCGGATCTCAAGTTGGTGGAGTCACCGGCAGCGTAACAACAACGGGCGTTTAGGCGCCCTTCATTTTTGAGAGGTACGAAATGGCAACTATCCTACCCGTCGTCGATCCTGTTTATCAGGCCAATGCCATCAAGGTGACATGGAATTTGTTGGTGGCCGCTGATCTCGACGGCGCCCCATTGCCTGCAAAATGGATGGATTACGTTGACCGTTCGATTCAGGTCATCGGAACCTATGGCGGGGCGACCGTCACCATGCAGGGTTCCAACGACGACGGAACGACGTACGGGACGCTCAACGACGCTTTCGGCCAGGCATTGACGTTTGCGACAACGTCAGGATTGGTGAAGCAGGTAACGGAAGTCATTGGACACATGAGGCCGCTGGTCAGTTCGGCGGACGGGACAACGAACCTCAAGGTCATTGCGATTTGCCGCCGGCCGCGGTCTGGACAGGAGAGATAAATGGACGAGAACAAACCCATTGTGCCGGCGGCGGACCTCGCGCGCGCCGCGGATACCCTTGGCCGGCTCGCGCAGCAGCAGAAGGATCTGGTGCTGATTCAGGAAGTCGTGAGCAAGATCGGCTCCCTGACCGGTTCCGCCGAAGAAGCGGAACGGCGCGCGGCGGCAGCGAATGCCGAAGCGGACCGGTTGACCGGGAACCTCACTGCCATTCAGGACGATATCGACCGGCAGAACGCCATCGCCAAGGATACAAGGCAATCCCTGATCAACGAGGGGCAGGTGGCAAAGGCGGACATTCTGGCTGGTGTGGGCAAGATCACCGCTGACGCGAATGCGGAAGCGGGGGCTATCCTTGGCACGGCAAGGCGACAGGCACAGGAAATACTTGATACTGCCATCGCGCGTGAAGCCAGTATTACCCAACTTGCAAACCAGCGCAGCAGGGAAGCCGACGATGCGCAGGCTCGTTTGGATTCAACCGGTGCAGAGCTCGATCAGGTCACTGCCAGGCTCGCCAAGGCAAAAGAGGCGATGAAGGCCGCGCTCGCGGAATGAACGATCTACAGGGGCAACCCGCTGAACTGCACTTCACCCTGACCATTCAGAGGGCGAACGGCAAGGTGGAGACATTCGCTTTGGTGGGCACGGTACAAGAAGAAAAACATGACGACCACGCACTCGACACCAGCGCGGAACGCGGCGACTGACGCGGTAACGGCTCTCCTCGGAGTCAGCGGAAAACTCGTCTTTCGGCTTGCCGGAACGATTGGCGCTCCGGGTACTGCGGTTTCAACCCTTGTACTCTCCGCCGATGGTTTCGCCGATGCCGTGGCTGGTATCGCAACGGCTAACTCCATCACTCAGGATGGAAACGCTACGGGGAACGCTGCTCCGGTGGCCGCAGCTTCATTGCAAACCTCTGGGGGTACGTTGGTCATTCACTGTGATGTAACTGTCGCCACCGGGGATATCAATCTTGCTGCGGGCTTGACCATTCTTGCGGGCGATATCGTGACTTGTACAAGTCTCACCTACACGGCGTTACCGGCATGAGCCACGTTCTGATTTACACCGATGAAGACCCGCAGGACGTGCATTTTGTGTGTGAAGTGTGCGGCACGCCGATTCAATTCAACCGTCCCGGGATAGGTACGCCATGCCCGGAAAAAATCAACGGAATGTGGGTCGCGCCGGAATGCGCGGACATTTACATGAGGCCGTGCAATGAATCCTGAAATCCTGCTTCGCCCCGGGCTCGACAACTGGAAGCCGACCAACTCGCAGCACCTCGAAAAATGGCTCGGGGGCGAGGTGGTCGAGCAGTTATCCAGAAATATGCGCGACTTCTATTTCCCGATTGCGGTCGCTGGTGTTCCGGGTAACGTGTACGCTATGCCCGGCGGGGACTTCTGCGGGAAGATTCTCACCAGCGGCGAGGCGTCAGCGGTCGATCGCCTGGGCGAGAGCGTTCGCCGTGAAAAGCTCGCGCGCCGCGCCGCCGTGCATCGCATGGTCAACACGCGCGGCCGCGGCAAATTCTCCGCGCGGGACCGCACCTACAACGCCTTCGCCTCCGCCGATGCCGTCTATGCGGCGATGACCGGCGGCAAGGCGCAGTTCTTCTACTACGCCAAGACCGGCGTCGGCGCCTCCGCGATCGGTGGCGCAATGGACCTGTGGACCCGCGCATCTCAACCTGTGGCTGGCGCTGCCGGCGCCGCCGTGCCGGGGGGGACGGTTCCCACAAATGCCTCCACCGGAGCGATACCGTATGTCAATCCGGCGAGCGCTGGTACTGGTCACTTCGTTCTGGCCGAGCCGATGGCGACCGTCATCAACATGAATTTGATGTTGATCGACCGTTTATTTGCTGCCGCCATCAATCCAAACTCTACCGCAAACCAAGCCATCACTGGCGTCCCGAGCCGTTATACCAGCACCACCCCGTCAAGCTTGAGTTTCTGCGGCGGCAACTTCCTGTTTCCGGCCAACCCGACCACCGTCCTCGCCGGCACCGCGCATAACTGGGTCCTCGGTGGCTCCGCCAACGGCGGCTGCGTCTACACCGACCAAGACGGCAACACTGGCGCAAACCTGCCGCTGATCGCCGGGATTTCGGCTTGCCCGGTGGCGCAGATCGACATCGTAGTCAACGCGCCGGGCTGGTTCATGCCGCTCGCCGCCGGCGACTACGGGGTACGCGAGATGACCAAGGTCGAGCTGTCGGCAGCGGTCGCTACCGGTACTATGGACATCTGCATTGGTCATCCGATTGTGATGTTGCCGCATTGGGCTGCGCTACTTGTATGCGTTAGAGATGGATTGCGTGGCTCATTCAATCTGGCCCACATCGAAGACAACGCCTGCCTGTCGATGATCGAGATGCCTAAAGCCGCGACTACCGCGACAAGCTACAGCGGAACACTCACGTTCTGCGGCGAGTAGCATGATCTTCAACAGCGTCGGGATGCAGATCGAACCGCAGTCGTTCAACGATTTTCCGAACCGCTACCGATTCACCGACCTCGACCCGGAAATCCCAGAGGTCCTCGCGCCCGCGCTGATGCGCATGAAGTCTACCGACGACGGGCGTTCCTGGTCCGGCAGCACGCAGAACGTCACCATGTATTTCACCGAGGCGGTCACCATCGACGCCTCGGGCTGGTCGATCACGGTCAACGGCGTGGCGAAGACTCTGACCTACGTCTCCGGCTCCGGCACCAGCGACGCGATATTCCAGGTCAACACCACGCTGCATGCGGGCGACGTGGTCAAGATCAGCTACGACCAGGCCACCGGCGGCACCGTCGCCGTCACCGGCGGCATCGAGATCAAGAAGCTCGCCAGCGTGATCCAGTTCGACGAGCTGTCGAAGCGCGTCCGCTTCCTGCTTTGCGATTCGCGTGATGCCCTTGTGGTTAGTCAATCGGTCAAGGCATGGATTGCCGAATACGATTCTGGCGTGGTGGAAAATGCACCGCAAAGGTTGTTTGGCGCGCGCACTGACAAGGCTACCGTCGTCACCGATGCCGCTGGCCAGTTCGACATGCAATACACCGGTCTTGTTCCTGTTGGTGGGTTCGCCTACGTCGCCGTGGTGGAGATACCCACAACCGCACCCGGGGGCGTTGCTGAATCCCTATTGGTCAAGGACACGGTGGTATGACGTACTACGCGAACAATCCAAGTCGTTTTGGGACGTGCTACGCGAGTCACAACCCAACTTCAAGGCAACCGCTGACCTACAACGCGATCGGGGTCCTTGCTGGTGGAGGAGCTTCTATTTCCGGGGAAGCTGCAAGGAGTACGCCAACAAGTTCTGCCCGAGAATGGATCATCCGCGCCCGTAGAAGGGGCCGGCGATGATCAGCAAGAGCCAGCTTCAGCGCGCAATGGGTGGGCTACAGCAGGCGAAGCCCAGGCCCTACGCCTTGCGGTTCAATGGGGGCGCCGACTTTGAAACTCCCCCATTGTCGAAACTGCCGGGCTTCGTGCGCTCAGCCTTGAACTATGAGCAGGACGTGCTTGGCGGTTACACCAGGGTCATGGGTTACGAGCGATCTGATGGGCACACCAGCCCTTCGGATGGCGTGGCTTACGTTCTGGATATCACCCTGACCGGGACGCTGGCGGTTGGGAATACGGTCACTGGCGGTACCTCTGCGGCTACGGGGGTAGTCATTGCCCTGCCGGATTCGGTGTCCGTCGTGATTACGAAGATCACGGGCACCTTTCAATCCGGGGAGACATTGAAGGTCGCGGGGGTGGCGCAAGCTACCACGACCTCGACCCGGTATCGGGCGACGACGGCCTTACTCCGGGCGCAGTACAAGAACCTTGCCGCGGACGTATATCGGGCGGACATTGCAGTGCCGACAGGATCTGGTGGGGTTCTCGGGGTTTTCAGGTTTGGCGGCTACACCTACCAGTTTCGGAACAATGCCGGGGGTACGGCGGCGAATCTCTGGAAGTCGTCGGCCGCTGGTTGGACTCAGGTCACGCTGCACAAGGAAATTGCCTTTACCGCAGGGGGAGCGACCGAACCGGCGGAAGGAACGACCCTCACGCAAGGGGGAGTGACGGCGACCATCAAGCGCGTGGTCCGTACCTCGGGGTCATGGGCGGCGAATACGGCGGCCGGGAGATTGATCATTACCACACCGGCCGGAGGAAACTTTGCCGGTGGTGCCGCTACGGATGGTGCGATCAATTTCACGTTGACCGCAATCCAGACCGCTATCGTGATCCTGCCGACAGGCCGGTACGAATGCAAGGTTGATAATTTCAGCGGCGGTTCATCGACCAAGCGAGTCTATGGATGCGATTGTGTGAATCGGGGATTTGAATTTGCCGATGACATCTATGTGCCGATCACGACCGGCATGACAACGGACGCGCCGACGCACGTCGAATGCCACAAAAAGCAGTTGTTCTACTTCTTCGCAAGCTCAGTGCAGCACTCAGCGCCAGGCTTTCCGTATGTTTGGTCCGCGGTGCTCGGGGCTTCCGAGATTGCGGTAGGCGACAACGGGACGGGGTTTCAATCGCAGCCGGGTGGTTCAAGCGGGGTTGGCACTGTGGCTACCGGCGCCATGACGATTTTCTGTCGGAACCTGACATACACGCTCTATGGCTCCGGGGTGTCGGATTGGAACCTTGTGCCATACCGGCGCGAGCTCGGGGCGTATGCCTATTCGATTCAGGACGTGGGCTATACGCTGTTTCTGGACGACAGGGGGGTAACGACTCTGAGGACGGCGCAGGAATTCGGAAACTTCACGCATTCCGCGATTACGACACGGGTGCGGACCTGGCTGAATTCGCGGCGATCCACCATCACGGAATCCTGTGTTTCGCGGGACAAGAGCCAGTACCGGGTGTTCTTCTCGGATGGCTACGCGCTGTTCATCACGGTTTCCGGGAAGCAACCGGCGATCATGGTGGTACGGTTTCCGAAAGTTGTGTCCTGTGCATTCTCGTCTGAAGAATCGGATGGGACGGAAAGTATCTTCTTTGGCTCGACCGATGGCATGGTCTACCAGATGGAGAAGGGGACGAGCTTCGATGGCGATGCCATTGTGTCGAACATCAACCTGACGTGGGATTTCCTTGGCTCCCCGCAGTTGATCAAGCGGTTTCACTCAGCCGCTTTGGAAGTGGCCGGAACCGGGTACTCGTCGTTTTCGTTCACCTACAAGTTGGGGTATGGCTCGACCTCGATTGCGCAGCCTTCGTCGGATACGGCGGTTGCCGATCTGGACCCGGATGAGGAGGTTACGAGTTTCTCCTACGCGCAGTGGGATTCAATGACGTGGGATGACTTTGTTTGGGACGGACAAACCCTGATGCCTTCGCAGGTGGACATGGGCGGGGAGGGGGAGAATCTCTCCATCATCATTCGAGGAAATTCTGACTACCATGAAGCCGTGCGTTACTCGGGTGCATTGATCATGTGGGCGCCGCGCCGGTACATACAACAATGAGCGATTACTTCACATTCTCCCAGGACCCGGCCAACGACTCGGATGGCGATTCGTCCGTCATTCGCGCTGTTTTCACGGAGATTGAAGCCGGGTTTGCCAAGATCGCGAGTTACACCGGGGCGGCGAATCGTGTGCTGCATATCAATGCAGGGGCGACGGCTTCGACCACAACCGCAGGCTTTACGTTCGATGGTACTACGTTCACCGCACCGGCTCTTGCGGTCACGAACAATGCAACGATTACCGGGGACCTTGCTGTAAATGGCGGGGACCTGACGAGTACCTCGGCGACGTTCAATCTGTTGGCTGCATCAACTACGGTAGTGATTGGGGCAGCTGCAACCACTGCGAGTATTGGGGCGGCTACGGGTACGCTCACCGTCAACAATACAACGCTTGCCGCGAAGGCGGGAACGTTCTCGACCACGCTTTCCTGCGCAGGCGACTTTGCGGTAGCGAGCACCAAGTTCACGGTCAATGCGACAAGCGGTGTTGCGTCGTTCTCCGGGAATCTGACGGTCGGCGGGACGCTCGGAGTTACCGGGATAGCAACCTTCACGGCTTCCCCTGTTGGCCCTGTTCCGACGACTTCGACGCAACTGGCGACGAAGGGGTATGTGGATGGGGTTGGTATGTCGGCTGCGTTGCCGAATCAGGCAGGGAATGCGGGGAAGTATGTCACCACAGATGGGGCTACTGCTTCGTGGGGCGCCAATATTACGGCATCAATTTCCAGATCGGCCAGAACCTCGAACACGATTCTTGCTGCTGCTGATACCACTAAATTAATCGACATTACCAGTGGAAGTTTTACGCAAACCTTCACTGCGGCTGCGACGTTGGGGGATGGTTGGTACGCCTACCTTCGCAACTCCGGTACTGGTACGGTTGAACTTGATCTATCCGCTACCTCTGGCGGATCGAACCTTGTGAATACGAATGCGTTCACGGTGGCTGGTACGCCAACCGACATGATCGTGAACGGCGGTTTCGGGGCAGATACGGATTGGACGAAGGGAACGAACTGGACGATCTCTGCAGGTACGGCGGTTGCTACGGCTACCACATCAGGAATTACACTTGCGCCGACTGCCGCACTAAGTATCACCGTCGGGCACACCTACATTTTGACGTTCGATGTAACGGCGAGTATCAACAATGTAAATGCCATCCTCGGCGGCGTTACTTCGACCAACAAGACCACAGGGTCATATGTTGAAACTGTTGTCACGACCACCACGGGCAACCTGACCTTCCAACGCGGTTCGGGGAGCTTCACCGGCACGGTCGATAACGTCACCTGCAAAGACTTGTCCGGTCGGTGGATGTATCAGGGCACAGACCTCGCGGTGAATGGCACGTTCGCTGCCGATACCGACTGGACGAAAGGCGGGGGCTGGACGATTGCGGGCGGGGTCGCGGTAGCGACAGCCACAGGCAACACAATCACGCCCTCCGCTGCAACCTTCATTACCGCAGGGCATTTCTACAGTGTCACGTATGACGTAGTTGTGACATCCGGTAGCGTCCGGGTGCAGTTGGGCGGAAACAATGGGTACACACACGGGGTCTCTGGAACCTACTGTGATGTACTCTATGCAACGGACACGACGAAACCGGCATTCGACGGGGTGGGCACCTTCACCGGGACGCTGGATAACGTAGTGATCCGAGACCTGAGTTCGGCAACGGATCAAGGGTTCGGTATCGCGACGTGGTTCGGAGATACGACCGCCTCCGCAGTGCAGACCATCTCGGCTCTCACTTCAGGTGCGACGTACAAGCTGACCTACACCGTGGGCGTTGGCACGGGTGGGGTTGCCCCATACATCGGGTCTCAACAGCTACCTCGTCGGTATGTGAGCGGGACGTACACGGAATACATCGTTGCCTCCGCCGCGCATACCACGATGGGGTTCTACTGTAACAGTCTAGATGTGCCATTCAATGGCTCGGTAAGCGCGGTATCCCTGAATCGCTGCTCGGATCAGGTGTTGCTTCCGGGCGAGATGGTTGCCGTGCAGTCGGACGCCAGCACCCTGCGCGCGATCCGCATGGACGAGAACGGGTCACTTGCGCGGGTATCGAACGACAGCGTTACAGCAGCCATGACTGCAAACACTTGGACCACAGCGACGTTGAACACCGTGGTTCAGGACCAGCACGGCTTTACCGCACTGAACACGTCGAACCAGTTGGTGTTACCAGCGGGGCGGTATAACGTTGAGGGGGTGGTGTACGCCTCAGGCACGAACGCTATTGCGCGGCTCTACAATTCGACAGCGGGTACAGCATTGTTGCACAGCACGACTTCCGGTACCTCGTTGCTGAATGCAATCTCAGGCGACTTCACCCTGACCGCACAGAGTACCCTCGTCCTGCAGATCAATTGCACTTCCGGCAACGATGGGATCGCGATCACGACCACCAGCGACCGGCCGTTCTACCGCAACACGATGCTGAGTATTTGGAAGCGCGGGTAGGTTGCGCTTTTGAACAGACAAGAGTAGAGTATTTTCGCCTTCGGGCAATTCAACTTTTCAGAGGAGAGTAACCATGAAACGAATCATCGCAATTTGCACTTTGCTTTTGGCAACACTGTTCGCAATGCCCGTGTTCGCGCAGGCGATCCCGACTGATGGCCAGGCCGTTTTGATTACGCAGGCGAATCGGGCGGCAGGATATGGTGATGTCGCCATTGTCTATGATGTGACGCAGACGGTTGGAATCTATCACGTCCAAACGGCGGTACTCAAGCCAAGCCCATACTGCGGCAGTCCAGGTTGTCTTTTGCGTCAAGCGGCACCGTACTTCGCCAACCGTGCGGCGGCACTGGCAGCTTTCCCACTGAATCCGAACTACACGGTGGCGGTCCCTGTCGGCCAGTAAGCCAACCAACCTCCTTCACAGCCCGGTTCGCCGGGCTTTTTTATTTGATCCTTCGGAGTAATCGCCATGCCAACGACCGTTGACCTGCTACAGCAGTCGGCCTTGCTGAAAAGCCAGCAACCAACGCGCGCAGCGAATCCTGCTGATATTGGTGGTGCCGGGTGGATCACAAACCCCGCGGCGCAAAACCAGGGTGGTTCTGGCATCGGCAACATGCAATACATAGCGCAGTACGTTCGCGATCCAACATGGTCGTACGACGATATCAATGGGTGGCAGGCGCCGAAAGCTACTGCGGGGCAGAGCGACAATGCCGGAAAGGTGGTTGGAACACAGTCAAGCGCAAACCAATTGGCGGGACAGATGGCTGCGCTGGGCGGCGGCGCAAATGTTGGCTCTGGCAAGGATGGTTCGGCATTGGCGGCGCAGCAAACGCAATCTACTGGCCTCGCCGGAAGCGGTGGTTTGATTGCTTCGGCAGGCAATGCCGTCGCGAACGATCCGAACGCCATTCCATCAGCCGGGTACACCGCGACCCCGGCGACAGCGGTCAACGCAACCTCGACCGGCTACAACGCGAACGCTTTTGGCGTGGACAAGAACGCCACCGTGTCCGAGCAGATCCGCCAGATCATCGACGAAGGTGGGCCGCTACAGGAACAAGCGCAAGCGCGGTCTAATGAAGCGATGAATTCGCGGGGACTCATCAATACCACGATGAATACCCAAGCCGGTCAAGCTGCGCTATACCAGGCTGCACTTCCGATTGCGACCGCGGATGCAGCAACCTACGACCGCGCTGCGACCAATACCACGAACGCGCAGAATACGGCCTCCCAATTTGGTGCGCAGGCCGGTAACACCGCGAGACTGCAGAACGCCTCTCTCGGGACGCAAACAGGTCTCGCCAATTCGGCAGCGTCGAATACAGCGGCCGGATTCACTGTTGGCGCATCGAATACAGCGGCACTTACGTCCGCGCAGATCGCCGGACAGAAGGACCTGGCGACGCTTCAATCGAACACGTCAATGAACATCGCCGACAAGCAATCGGCGACGCAAAAATATCTGTCCGACACTGATCTTGCGATGCGGAAAACGCTGGCTGATATTCAATCCAATACCACTCTCAGCGTGACGGACAAGCAAACCGCCACGCAAAAGGTCATCGCCGACAATGAGAATGCCAGTAAACTCACGCTGGCTAACATTCAGTCGAACACCTCACTCTCAATTGCGGACAAGCAGGCATTGACGCAAACAGTGTTAGCGGCAGCCGATAACGCCACGAAGAAGGAATTGGCGGACATTCAATCCAATACCACTCTCAGCGTGACGGACAAGCAGACCGCCACGCAAAAGGTCATTGCCGACAATGAGAATGCCAATAAACTCACGCTGGCTAACATTCAGTCGGACACCTCGCTCTCAATTGCGGATAAGCAGGCATTGACGCAAACAGTGTTGGCGGCAGCCGATAACGCCACGAAGAAGGAATTGGCGGACATTCAATCCAATACCACCCTGAGCGTTGCGGACAAGCAGGCGGCCTCCGCCGAGGCGCTCGCCAGGTTCGATGACGCTACCAAGAGACGGCTGGCCAATATCCAATCCGATACGTCGCTCAGGATCGCCGACAAACAGGCGTTGACACAGACCACGCTTGCGGCAGCCGACAACGTGACGCGGAAAGCGCTGGCGAACATTCAAAAGGACACCAGCCTGTCGGTTGCCGACAAGCAGGCGTTGGCCGCGACCACCATTGCGGCAGCCGATAACGTAATGAAAAATACATTGGCCGGCATTCAGAAGGACACCAGCCTTTCCGTCGCCGACAAACAGGCTCTCACCCAAACCACGATCGCTGCCAACGAGAATATTTTAAAGACAACGCTGGCTGGCATTCAGAAGGACACCACACTCTCGGTGGCCGACAAACAGGCGGCGGGGCAGTTGGCCGTCACCAATGCGGACAACTTGGCAAAGAGTGCCATCGCCACAGTGCAGTCCGATACCTCGTTGTCCTTGCAGGATAAAGTGGATGCGCAGAATGAAATCATGTCGAAGCGCGATGCCAAAACTAAGACCACCATGCAGGAGTTCCAGCTTGACGCTGATTTGCAGAAGATCAAGGCGGACGGAAAGATCAAGCAAAGTATTGCCGATACGGATGCCGCCTATCACACGCTGATGCAGACCTCGGCCGCGGCAACGGATCTCTACCGGCAGGCTATGACCAATGTCGCATCCATCATCGGCAACAAGGATATTGCCGACAAAACGGGTGCGATGAATTTGGTTATGAACCAGTTGAACGATGGTTTGAAGATCGTCGGCGAACTGCAAGGGCTCGACCTTGGAACCTATCTCACGTTCGATGGTATTGGCGGAGACAAAATGACAACTACGGATACCACAACCACCAAGACAAACACGACTGTCGATAATACCAACGCGGGCGGCGATGGCGCTGGTAGCCCAGGCGGTGATGGTGGTCCGAGTGGTACCGGCGGCCCAGGTGGTGATGCCAGCGGCGGCCCAGGCAGTGGTGATGGACCAGACTAGCCACCTTACCGATCTGCTATGGCGACAGACAGAGCCTTTACTTTACATCACGAAAGAACAATTTCTGCAAAGTCTCGATGGTTGGACCATTACCCCGCACGAAGTGGATGGCACCTTGGTTTGGGTGACATTGACCAAGGGCGAGGAGTTTCATTTCACCACGTTTGGCACCGGGCATCGAATCACGCGGGCTGATGTGAGGCGTTATCTTGCACCGTTGATCGAACGGTATGGCTGCGCGCGAACCAAGACGCCGATCGAGGACGAGCGCCAGCACCGATTTAACCGCCTAATTGGTTTCAAGCCAGAACGGCAGGACGAGTATTGCATTTATTACAAGATGGAAAAATTGCGGCACGTTTGACAAACCTGAGAGGAGGGCACTTGAGCACCATTTTGACGATTGGTACGGATGAAGTGGATCTGGATACCTTGCCCCCGATGAATGTGGGGATGCGCCGTGGGCTGTTCGCGCAATCCAAGGTGGATTACTGCCTGAAGTTCAATGCAATCGGGGACTTCCATTACGTCCTGTTCATGCTGCGGCAGATCCGGCCGCAGACCACTGAGGCGGAAGTCGATGCCCTGCCGTTGCCATCGGTGAATGAAGTTCTGCAAGCCGAATTGCGCATTACCAAAGAGCATTTCAATCCGGCGGAGGACACCTTCACGACCGGCGATAGTGAAACCGGATTCATTCCTGCAATCGGGCAGCCCGGGAAAAACGTGATTTGGTGGCCGACCCCGCGGGCCGTGGTGAATCGTATGCTCGACATGGCGGAACTCGGACCAGAAGATACCTTGATTGACCTTGGTTCCGGGGATGGTCGCATCGTGATCGAGGCAGCAAGGCGCGGCGCCGAAGCCATCGGCTACGAAGCGAACCCGGATTTGGTGTCGATGGCGCGAAAGGCTGCGGTTAGCGCGAACGTTCCTGCATCGTTCGTGCATGACGACCTGTTTAATGCGGATCTGTCGTCGGCCACGGTCATCTCAATGTACCTGCTCCCGGACCTCAATTTGCGCCTGCGCCCTGCGCTGTTCAAGCTGAAACGAGGCACCCGCATCGTGTCCCACGGCTTTGACATGGGGAATTGGCGCCCAAACAAGACCTACATCGTCGGTGCAAAAACCGCTCACCTGTGGATCGTGTGAGACAAACCAAGAGGATTGCCATGCGTAAAACCTATATGAGCATCGCGGTATCCCGCGCCCTGTCTGCGGAGTATCCGGTAGGGGACCCGTATGGCGGTCCTGCCTTCGGTAGACGTGAAATGCCGGTGGTCGTCCTCGCGGCGGCAGTGTATGCCGGCGCCACGATTGCGACGGTCGGCATTATGGCCATGACCGCGTTTGAAGTAATGGCGGCAGTCGGGGCGATTACAGCGGGGATCGGGGTTATCACCGGCAATGACAAGCTGGTGAAGATCGGCGGCATCATCGGACTGGTCGGTGGAGTGGGGGCATTGGCGAGCAGCGCCGGGATGCTTGGGGATTTTGGTACTTCCACCATGGGCGACTTGACCGGGACACAAGCCGCGAGCGTCGATGCAGGTTTGGTCAGCAAACTCACACCGGAGCAGTTGAGCGTCGGTATGGAAGATACATTACCGGTCGGGCAAGGGCCGGCTGGATCAGCCGCGCCACCTGCTGTGACTCCTGCAACGACGGCGAATCCTGCAGCGACCGGGCTAGTTAATTCTGCCGCGCAAGCTACGCCTTTGCAAACCGCCGCCCCCGTTACCGGCGAGGTGCCTGTCACAAATGCTGCTACCGGTGCCAGCAATGCCGCAACGCTCGGAGACGCGGCCAAGATCAGCGGCGATATTGAAAAAGTTGCATCGAAGGGGATATTCGAGACGCTCAGTGACTACGCAAAACCGTTATCGACATTTGCGAAGGACAACCCGATGGTGGCATACGGCGCAATGCAAACCGTTGGCTCCTTTGTCGGCGGTGCCTTCGACAAGAGCAAGACCGCGCAGGCGGATTATTACAGCGCAAATGCGAATCTTACGAATGCCGAGATCGAGAACATCAACCGTCCATTACCTACTGCGGTCGTTGACCCGAATCGCCGAGACGTATTCAGGGTCGGGCAACCGCCGCCGTCCTACACGCCGCCAGGGTCCAACCGCCAAGCCCAGGTCATCAACACCGTCACGGGGAAACCGATATGAGTGGACTCATCAACAGTGCGAATATTGCCAACCCTTTGTTGAAGCAAGCCGAGCAATATATCGAGAATAATCTCAAGCCCGAACTGCGGAATGACTACATGAAAATTGTCATCGCCGGGTTGAAGGTCGGGCTCGACAAGGGCAAGGACAGCATTCTCGCTTCGCTTCACCAGAGCAGAGACCCGATCACTGATTGTGTCAAGGGTGCGATCGGTGTGATCGGGCTATTGAAACGCCGGGCCAAGGGAACCATGCCGGTGAAGGCAATGATTCCGGCTGCCGCGACGCTCATGTTGCAGGCTCTCGACTACGCAGACAAGGCTGGAATTGTCACGGTTGGCAAAGACGAGCTTGACCAAGCGACGCAACTGTTCACTGAAACAATCCTGCCGTTCGTTGGAGTGAGCCACGACCAAATGGCGAAGTTGACGCAACAGGTTCACGGCATCATGGGAGATCCGGCAAAGATGGCGGCGCTTAAAAAGGTGCCGTTGACCTCGAATGGGCAACCGCAAGCGTCTGGGGCGCCCCCGCCAGGAGGACAAAATGGGCTTTAATTTCGGGCAGGGATTGGCAGCGGCTGGTTACGCTACGGCCGATATCGGCCTTCAAGGCATCAAGGCAACGCTCGAGGAGGAAAAGCTAAAACTCGCAGACGAATTGGCTGGCAAACGTGATATTGGCAAGGAACAGCGCGGGATCATCAACAGGCCGTTGATGGACGCTGCGGCGCTGCCGGGCGCCATCGCGTTGGAGAAGGCGAAAGCAGATATCCAAGTCGATACCAAGAGGCGCGAGCCGCGCACGCTTTCACCCGGGGCTTCAGAAATCGTGGATGGAAAGATTGTTGTCACGGCACCCGACAAGACACCGCCTGAGTTGCTCGATTACTACAAGGCTCACGCGGAAAGCATGCGCGCGGGGATTGGCAAGGGCGACAAAGCACTCCTGCCGGATATCAAATTCGAGAAGGATGCCGATGGCAATGTGACCTTGCTTGATACGCGATCAGGCGCCATTGGCACGGTGAACCCCGCAGTCGCAAACCAACCAGAAAGCGGGAGTTTGTGGTGGAAGAAACCGGCCGTTCCGGGCAAAGACAAATCTATTTCTTGGTCCGTCAACGGGGAAACGCTGCCGAATGGACTGAATGACCTGTACCCGCACATGAAGGGTCAGGGCATGGGCGCGCAAAGTAATTCCGGTTTTGTGATTACCCGCCAGGACATCGACCTGATCAAGAGCGATCCGAAGCGTTACGCTGAAGCATCCAAGATCGTCGGCGGCGATGAGATTCTTGACGGTATCGTGGCGAACTTCGACAAGAACAAAGCGAGCGATGCGGCTGGAGGCAAGGCGTCTGCTGAGAAGAAGCCAGACTCTCCCGCGGCACCGCCACAAGCCGCAAAACCGCAAGCGCCGGACATTGCCGGTGGTCCGGAACTCGATGCGGCGCGCTCAAGGCTTTCCGCTGCCAGCGCGAAACTGCGTGGTTACGGACTCGCGCAACGACAACGCGATCCGACCGGATACGAGGCGGCGAGTAAGGAATTTGCAAACGCGCAGGAGGCGGCCGGCAAAGCACAAACGGCTTACGAGAAATCGGTAGGGTCGACCAATTCCGCGCGCATCTACCCGGGCCCTTGATCAATGAAAAGTATTTTCGGCTTTGATGTTTCGCCGGATGAACCATCGATTGCAGTACCGGATCAACCGGTGCGCAAGAGCCTTTTTGGCTTCGATGTTCCACACGATGAGCCATCAGAATCCGCGACCGCTACCCGTGGTTTTGTTGGAGGTATTGCCGATCTTGGGTTGACCGCCGCAAAGGGCGCAATCGGTGTGCCAGAAGCAATAGTCGGCATCGCCGATTTATTGACCTTTGGCCACGCCGGAAAACTCGCAGAAGAAGCGGGTTTCCGTCCCAAAGAAGCCAAGGCATTGCTGGATCAATATTACACACCAGCACAGCAGGCGGCGAACGAGGCGGTTAAGGTCCCGGGCTTTTTTGCCACAATCAAGGCGGCGCTTCAGAATCCTTCAACCATATTGCATTCCGCGGTTGAATCTGCGCCATCAATGCTCGGTGGTGCCGGCGTCGCGAGAGAATTTGTAAAGCGCGCGCCAGGTATTATCTCGCCATTGGTTGCCGGTGCGATCGGCGAGGGTGTCGTAACAGCCGGGCAGAATACCGAACAACTCAGGCAAGAAACGCCGGATGGCTTGTTGACCGGATCGCAATCTGCGCTCATGGTTGGAAGTGGCGCGCTGACCGGGGCTATTGGGTTCGCCGGTGGGCGACTCGCCAAGAAACTCGGAATCGCCGACATCGATACATGGCTCGCCGGTGGTGGGTCAACCACTGCCCTTGCCAAACAACCGGGCTTGCTCAAACGTGTATCCGGCGGGATATTGTCGGAAGGCATTTTTGAGGAATTGCCGCAGTCCGCACAGGAAGCGATTGCGCAAAACGTCGCCCTTGGAAAACCGTGGGATGAGGGAGTCGGCAATCAAGCGGCAATGGGAATGCTGGTCGGCGGCGTCATGGGCGGCGGGGCAAACATATTGCCGGGTCGGCAGGAAGCCGTACCTGCACCGCCCGCTCAACCCAAGGTTGAGACCCCCGCCGATCTCGTCGCTGGCGTCACTCTCATCCTCAACACCGGTAGCGTAGGCGAAGCTGTCGCTGCCGCCAATCAGGTTGTTTCCACATCGGCCGCTCCGGTTACCGCCCCTGCCTTTACCACCGCCCAAGCGAATGAACTTGTCCGTGGCGCGCGTAACCAACAAGGTGACGAAGCTATTGCGCAAGCCGAGGATGCGAATGCCGCCCAAGTTGCCGAGGAATCAAGGGTAGGAATAGGCGCTGGACTCAGGACTGTACTCCCTGCACAAGCTACTCCAGGTGCCGAACCTACGGCTATGGAACTCGCCATGCAGCGGGCCAGAGAAGCTCGGGTTGCCAAGGATCAGGCCGAACTCGACGACCTGATCCGGACTGAGGGCGGGGATGCCCTATATCGCAGAATGCAGTTGATGAAGCCGCAGGAAGCCCCAGGATCAATCGAAGCACCTGCCCCCGCTCAGACGCCTGCCGGTGAACCGGTAGCGCAACCTTCCCCTATTCCTGCCGTTACCGCACCTATTTCCGAGGAGACCGTTGCCACCGGACAACAAGAAGAAGCGCGGCCGGCGCACTCCTCCGCCGAGCCCGCCACCCCTACAATCGCTGGAAAGCCGGTTGAGCAGGCTGAGATTGACCGGCGGGCACTACCCGCAGTCAAAGAGCAGTTGTTCGCCCAATGGGGAGATCAATCGCACCCGGTTGACTCCATTGAGGATGCCAGCCGGAAGTGGGAGGCATTTCGGGACAAGTCTGGTGCCGGGGTATCCGAGGTTGGGAATGGTGTGGTTGTCGTTGACCAGACCGGGAAAGAGGTCGCCCTGGTGTCGTACAACGGCAGGGTATGGGAGCCTGGACCGTACAAATCAGGGCGTACACCGCTATACGTCCCTGATGGTGAACGTGTTTCGGCAATTGTTTCCCGTGACACCATTGCACCGCAGCAATCCGGCGCATGGACTTCCGGGCCGGTTCTGGTTGATGGCAAGCCCACTGGCGCGACCCTGCACACAGGGGATACCGGGACCATCCGGGGAACCCCGATCACGGCCGACAGAACGTCCTTTGCCGCGTTCAAGCCGGGGCAGACTGAGGCAATGGGCTATGCGACCACTCTGGACGAAGCCAAGGCCATGCTGGTGGCGCCGACAAGCCCCGCGCCCGCAATCGACCAATCCGACGAAACGCCGGTATTCCGGACCAAGTTGGATGCGGCCAAGGCGGCGAAAAAGATCGAGAAGGCGGGCGGTGGCGCCCAGGTGGTTGTGCCGCACCCGACGAAGAAGGGTGCTTTTGCCATCGAACCGAGGCCGGAAGCGACGCCGAAGCAAGCGGCCGCCCGAGCTGCGGCTTCCGATCGCTGGAAAAAGGCGAATGCAGATCGACGCAGACCGAACCCCGCCAAGGACAGTCTGAACGAATGGATTGCCAAACGTGGCGGGATCACCCTGGCCGAACGCATGGATATCACCGGCGACGACAAGAATCGGGCCTACAACGCGACGCAATGGCTATTCCGGAATGGCGGGGAGCAGGTTGACGAACTGGCAAGCCGGGCGCATGAAGATGGCTACCTGACCGACGAAGAAATCAACGATGTCGATGGTGGGGTGGCGGCGCTGAAAGCCAGGATTCGGGAGGAATTCGACGGGCATAAGTTGCATCATTCGACCTACAATGGGGCGGCTTTTACCGGGCCATCCGAAGGCGATGCCCTGATGAAAGACGCCTACCGCCTGCGTATTGACGACACCGGAATGAGTTTGGACCAGATTCGCGCTGCGGTGCAACAGGCAGACGAGACGGAAGCGACGATTGCCGAGGCTGAGTCGAACGAAGAAGCGCGGCTTGAACGCGAGGCGATTCAGGCGGATAATATACTTTCAGAGGAAGACTATGCAGACCTTGCCGACTTTGAATCGATTGAGCCTGACGCGCAAGCGGCTGCAGGAAGTGACGCGCATTCTGCAGAACAAGCCATCGGAGAAAACGCGACCGATCTGGCGCAGGTTGCTGAAAAGCCTGCTGCGAGAAATCAAGATTCTCTCGAACTCGAAGCCCAATCCCCCGAAGAAGCCCGGCTAGAAGCTGAGCGCATTGCAGATATTGCAGCGCGTGAAGCTGCCGATGAAACCAATGCTGCCGCTCGCCAGAGACGCGCAGCAAACAAAGCCGAGCAGGACCGCCGCGCCGCTGAAATAATTGCCGAGCGCGAGGCCGCCAAGAAAGCCGAAGTTGATGCGCTTGCTGCGCAACCTTTGGAACTCGGGCAGGAAGCTCCGGCCCCTGTAGTCAAAAAGGTAACGCCCACTGAGGCTGCGGGCCAAGAGGATCTATTCTCGCAACCTGCAAATACCCTTTCGCCCGCTGATCTGCTGCGCGCTGCGGCTGCGAAGATGGACGAACAAGCCAAGCCAAAAGAACAGGGGCCCGCGCCCAGTCTCGCAAACAATATGAAGCAAGCTCAGGAGACTGGTCCGCACGACGATCCGTCTGCAGCGGAAGCGCAAATGGTACAAGCAGCGGTAGAGGGAAAGACTATAGTTGACGCTGCACGATTCATTGCAGAGTCGGCGCCATCGGAAGATTTCAGATTGATTGGGCAGCGCGTACTTGTGCAATTGCAAAACTTGATAGCGGCGGGGATGCAATTCGAGTTTCATGTCGCGCACATTGGCGAACAGGTTCCTATCGAGTTGATTGGAACTCGTGGTTTGACGCTTCGCCTAAGAAATTCCGAAACGACGCAAGTCTGGGTGCAGGGCGCTGACGTTGGCGGTCTTGTTGGTGCGTCTTATGAGGTTGTCTTGCACGAATTGTTACATGCGGCTACGCAGACTGCCATCTATGTCGGTGCACGCAACATCGCCACTGGAACTAAGTTGCAGGAGAATGTAACCGATCTGTATGCGGTAACGGTAGCGATTCAACGTCACCTAAGCGAGCGTATTGCGGCGGTTGGGAATGATTTCGGAAAACTGTCACAATTCGAGGAATACGTCGCGCGCAGTTTGAACAATGCGACGGCAAGCCCAGGTGAAATTGTTTCGTGGGCGCTTACCAATAGAGCAATGCAAACCTACCTTGATGGGATTCAAGTCAAGGGTAAAAATTTGTGGAGCGAGTTTGTCTCCGCTATTCGCAAGTTTCTCGGACTCCCAGAGAAATCCGAAAGCGCCTTGTCAGAAGTGTTGCGCATTACCGACAATTTGCTAGACACGCCGGCGGTGCAACTACTTTCGATGGCAGATCAAATTGGAATGCCGACCCAAATCAATCGTGCTGGCGGCATGGTAAACAACACTGCGGCACAACCCGAACCGAAACCACCCGCACCGCTATTCTCGCGCGGCCAGGCTGAACAACCCGCGCCAATCTTCTATTCCGAACTCGCACGCAAGATTGATGCGCTCAACATGAAGATTGCACCGGCCGCAGGATGGAAGGAAGTGTTGCGCGGACTGGTTAAAAAAGGTGTGAAGCAGGCCGAAATCGACGCGACCGGAATAAACGATTGGTTGGACCTGCAAGGGGCAAAGGTTACGAAGGAACAGGTATCCAACTTCCTCGCGCAGAACGGGGTGCAGGTGACGGAGACAGAACTTGGAAATAGCGACTTTACTTCGGAACTTCGTGCAGAGCGTGATGCGTTGCTGGCGCGAGAAAGCAGTCTATCCGATAGGGAAGCGGCTAGACTTGCCGACCTCAACGCGATAAAAAATGGTTTTGGTGTAGAGGCTGGACGCGATCCCAAGCACTCCTTATACCAACTCCCCGGCGGCGAGAACTACCGGGAGTTGCTGTTGAGGTTGCCCGACACAGCGAAGATTCCTGATGGATACCGAATTGAGAAAGGCCCAGAAGAACACCAGTGGCTGACGTACAACCGCGATGGCATGGTGATTGACGACCACACGACGGAAGCCGCCGCCCGCGAATCTGTATTCGCTAACTACGGTGAGAAGCAATCGGTGTTCCGCTCCTCCCACTTCGACCAGCCGAACGTACTCGCGCACATTAGGTTTAATGAGCGCACGGACGCACAAGGTAAGCGCGTGCTGTTCGTTGAGGAGTTTCAATCGGATTGGGCGCAGAAGGGGAAGAAGGAGGGATTCACCGGCAAGCGCGAGGGCAAGTTGCCGTCCGACATGCAGGTCCGAAAGGTTGACCGTGAAGAAGCGGAAATCTACGGAGAGCAGGAAGGATCGTGGGCCCTTTTCGACAGTACGAACGAGATGGTGGTTCCGGTTGGGCCGGGAACCATGACTGAGGCAGCGGCACGCCGCGCGGCGGTCGAACAGGCAACCGACGCAGGCGTGGCGCTCGAACACTTTGGAGGAGCATCAGACAGTGGCGTTCCCTCCGCCCCCTTCGTCACCAAGACCGAAGCCTGGGTCGCGCTCTCCCTGAAGCGCATGATCCGCTACGCCGCCGAGAACGGGTTCGACCGTGTTGCTTGGACGACGGGGATTCAGCAGATCAACCGATACCCGGAAGCGCTCCGCCAAGTTGCTGACCACATTAGCTGGAAGGCATCGGAGGAAACAAATCGGGAAGTGCAGATCAAGAAGAATGGGGAATTGCTTGTCCGCGCAACGGTCAGCAAAGACGGCAAGGTGCTCGACTCGAATGAGTCCAAAGCCTTCGGAAAAGACCTGTCGGAACTGATTGGTAAACCGATGGCCGAGCGCGTGCTCAATGAACAGAGCGGCGAGATTGCAGGCAAAGACTTCACGGTTGGCGGGAAGGGGATGCAGGATTTCTACGACAAGATCGTGCCGAACGTGGCGAACGATGTGTTGAAAAAGTTGGGCGGGGGGAGAGTCGGGGAAGTGCAACTAGATACCGGGAAACACGTCGAGTATTCGGTTGGGCGCAGAGATGGCGATCGGAGGTACGGAGTAACGCGGCGCGGAATGCAGGAACCAAATTCATACCATTACACGCTGGATGAAGCGATGGCGGAACGCGATAGGCTTTCTGCCAAACCGCCTGCGACGGCGCAACCTTCTTTCGACATCACGCCCGAGATGCGCGAGGCTGCGCTTGGCGGGCAGGCTCTATTCAATCGCGGCAACGAATCCGCAGCGGGTGGCATAACCGGTATCACCGAGCAAACCCTGCGCTCCGAGATTGCCAAAGCGTTCAGTGAGAAGGTTGCTGATCGGATTATCGGCAATGTCCTGATCCCGCTTGCCGATCAAACTCAGCTACCCGCCCATGTTGTCCCATTCGTGCGTCAAGGTGACACCGTGTACGGGTTCTACGACGACAAAACGGACAAAACCTACGCCGTGTTGTCCAACCTCAATGCGGAGAACGTGCGCGGCTTGGTGATGCATGAATTGGGCGTCCATTACGGTTTCGAGAAAATGCTTGGTGCTACAAAATACGCCAAAGTCATGAAGCGCCTCGACGCGATGGTGAAGATGGGGAACAAGGACGCTATCGAAGCGCGCACGAATGCGGAAAAAGAATCGGTCAATGCCGCACAGGTCCCGCAGGAGACATTGGCGTACCTCGTGCAGAACCGGCCAACGATGAATTTCGTCAAGGAGATCATTGCCGCGATCAAGGCATTCTTGTTCCGCGAATTCGGTATTGGTGCGAACAAACTCACGGCAGATGATCTGGCATCGTTGGCGCGCGGTAGCGTGCAACGGGCGGGGATGGAACGGGGAGTACCATCGTTTGCACCAGCGTTTGCGCGCGAAGCCCCAAGCCTCGGAGCTTTGACCAATGACCCCTCACCGGAAGAAGCTATTCGAGTCCAAGTCGGCATTGAAGGAAAGAGTGCGATAGATGCTGCGCAGTTTATTGTCAAGACCGCGCCTACCAAGGATTACAAATTGATAGCGTTGCGCGTCGCGATGCAGTTGCGCAGATTGGAAGCCGCTGGCATGGGATTCAACCTCAAGGTTGCCCACTTGGGGGAACCTGTTCACTCGCAATTGGCAGGACAAATGAGGGGTATTACCTGGCGTGCGTTCGGGTCTAAGGAAACCGATATTTGGGTACAGGGCGCGGATGTAACAGGACTGGTAGGCGTATCTTATGAAACTGTTTTGCACGAACTGTTGCACGCAGTAACACAATCTGCCATCTATATTGGACAACAGCCCGGAAATGCTGCACTGCATAAAGATATTGCAGATTTAGAAGACGTACATAAAGCTATCCAGAATCACTTTAACCAACGAATTTCCGGTAAGAAGGTTGGTGAATTGGATAACCGTATAGAACGCATCGTTGCACAGGGACATAACTCGCTGCGCGACTTGGGTGAAGTAGTTTCATGGGGACTTACGAATCGCTCCATGCAGGAATATCTTGAAAGTATCCCGTATCAAGGCGGCAACTTGTGGACGCGATTTGTATCGGCGATTAGGAAGTTTCTTGGATTACCAGTAAGCGCAGATACAACATTGTCTGAAATTCTTCGCATCACAGATCGGCTTCTTAACGCGCCGGTACAGCAACTACTTTCGGTTGAAATGCCAACACAAATAAACTTTTCCGGTGGATTGTTGAACAACTCACGGGCTGACGAAGCCGCAGAGGGGACGCCACCCGCTACCAAAGTCACGATGCCGAAGTGGGCGGAATCCGAATCGCCAGAAGTCCAGGCAGCGCTGAAAAAGGCTGGCGTTATCATCGAAGAAAAAACTCTCGGAGAACGTGCCAGAGAGCTTCGTACGAATTTCGGCAAGATATTCCGGCAAGGGCTGGTCGATCAGTTTGATCCGATCAAAGAACTCGGGCACCGGGAATACATGCTCGCCAGGCTCACCAAAGCAACCGATGGCGGGCTGGAAGCCATGATGCTTTACGGTAAGCTCAAGCTCGACAGCGGCGCTCTCAACATCGAAAACAAGGATGGCGGGGTCCTGGGCCTGCTCCAAACCCTACAAGGCGAGCATGACCGTTTCTTTGCATGGATCGCCGGTAACCGTGCTGCTCAACTCAAATTGGCTGGCAAGGAAAACCTGTTCACCGACGACGACATTTCCGCGCTCAAAGAATTGAACCTCGGCAAAATGCCGGATGGCACGAGCCGACAGGCGCAGTATTTCAAGACCAAAGTGCAATTCGATGGCTACGCCAAGAGCGTGCTCGACATTGCCGAACAGACCGGTCTCATTGACCGGGAATCAAGGAAGATTTGGGAGAAGGATTTTTACGTCCCGTTCTATCGTGTCATGGAGGATGGCGTAGGCGGTCCCTCAATCTCCTCGGGGCTGGTCAATCAATACGCCTTCAAGAAACTCAAAGGGGGGTCTGAGGGGTTACACGACTTGCTCGGAAATACCCTGCAGAACTGGTCGCACCTGCTTTCTGCATCGATGCGCAATCAAGCGGCTCGGGCCTCTCTCGAAGCCGCGGCGAAGCTTGGGGTGGCAACGGAGATCCCGGAGAAGGTTAAAGGCTCTGTCGCGGTCCTGGTCGATGGCAAGCAGCATTTCTATGAAGTCAACGACCCATTCCTGCTTGACGCTATCACGTCGATGGAATTCTCTGGCTTTGGCGGGTCGGCCATGAAAGCTCTGGCAACCTTCAAGCGGTGGCTCACGACAGGGGTTACGGTCAACCCGGCCTTTCGTATTCGCAACATCATCCGGGATTCGGTGGCCGCTATTGCGCAAAGCGATATCGGTTACAACCCAATCAAGAACATTGCAACTGGCTGGAAAGCGACCTCACACGAAAGCGAAGTGCGAGCCCAGGCGATGGCCGGCGGTGGAATCATTCGCTTTGGAACCATGCTTGAAGGAAACCGGGCGGAACACGTCAAACGCTTGATTGAATCCGGGGTCCACGAAAACACCATCCTCGACAAGCAGCACAAAGTTGTCGCCATGCTGCAAAAGGCATGGGACTACTACCAGGAGCAGGGGGATCGCTCAGAGAACGCCAATCGGGTTGCCCTCTACATGCAACTCCGAGAACGTGGAATGGACCACCTGGAAGCCTCGTATCAGGCTCGGGATATGCTGGACTTCTCGATGGGCGGTCAGTGGGCGGCGATTCGTTTCTTGACGCAAACCGTACCCTTCATGAACGCAAGGCTGCAGGGCCTCTACAAACTAGGCCGCGCGGCGCAGAACGATCCAAAGCGGATGGCCTATGTTGTGGGCGCCGTCACCCTCGCATCGCTCGCCCTGTTCCTCTGGAATCACGACGACGACGATTGGAAAAAACGCGAGGAATGGGACAGGGATTCGTACTGGTGGTTCAAGGTTGGGGGCGTGGCGTTCCGTATTCCCAAGCCCTTTGAAATAGGGGCGGTTGCCAGCATTGCAGAGCGCGTGTTGGAAGCCTTTACCTCAGACGAACGTGATCCAGGCAAGCGGTTTGCAAAATCGCTTGGCGGCATTATTTCCAACAACCTTTCCATGAATCCGGTCCCGCAAATCGTCAAACCTCTTATTGACCTCTACGCCAACAAGGATAGTTTTACCGGACGCGATATCGAGACGCAGGGCATGGAACGATTGTCCAAGGATGAACGTATCGGTGGCCGTACTTCGCTGCCAGCGCAATTACTCGCCATGCTGGATGTGAGCGACCAACTTTCCCCGGTACAGATCGATTTCATGATACGGGCCTATTTCGGATGGGTTGGATCCTCGGCAATGACCGCATTGGACTACGGTATGCGCCCGATGGCCGGCAAGCCGGACAAACCAGCCATGAAGCTGAAAGACGTGTTCCTTGCCGGAAACTTTGTTGAAACCCTGCCAACAAACTCAAGCCGGTATGTCACGCAATTCTACGACCAAGCCAAGGTGATCGAGGAAGCCTACGCCGATTACCATGCAGCCTTGAAGGTTGGGGACAGGGAGAAAGCAACTGGTATCAGGGAAAGCGAAGGCGATAAGATCGTGCAATACCATCGTACCGAACAGGTCAAGCGTGCGCTCGGCAAGATCAACGAGAAAGAGCGTTTGATCGAAGCAAACCGTACTTATTCCACAGACACGAAGCGCGGGCTACTGGACGCGCTGGATGCACAGAAAAACAGGTTGACAGAAGGATTGGCGCGTTAGCCAGGTGGTCTAGGTAGGGAACCTGTTGCGGCGAACATGATGATGGCGCCGATTGCCCCTGCGATCAGGATGCCGGTCCACCCATACCAAAGTGTCGTGCCGCGGATGCGGCGCGGGGTCACTTCGTATAGGACATATAGCCCGAGAACGATCATGGCTTCGACCATGCCCGGAGTTTATCTGCAAATTACTTTTTAGCGCAAGTTACCGGAAGTGAATCCATCGCCGTCCTGATTTGACGATTCAGTTCCGCTTGCGCCACCAGTACACCTCTCCAATTAGCGGCTCACTGTTGCGGAATTTCTCGACCGATACGAACTCCGATATTGGGGTCTTGAGTCCTGGTACATAGTCTCCGGTATTTAAATCGAGCCACGCGGCATAAGAACCATCGAATCGCTTGTAACCTAGGACGCGAGTATAGTCAATCCGCGCAATCGCCCTGACCGGCATCAACACTCCCGCCATGGTGGAAACGTAGGGCGCGACACCGGATGCGAGGATTGCACCCATAAATCCGCGGCGGTTCATGTTGGTTCTCTATTCGCGATCAACTCGCGCAGATAATCCCGTACTGTTGCTCTTTGTACAAGTTCTATGCGACCGTTGAATCCAATCTGGATAAACCGTTTGCGAGTGCGTTGTACGCGACCAAAGAAATCCTTGATGGCCGGTATTGGCATACTCTGGATCACGATTGTCCATTGAGGAGATTGTTGTTGACGGTTCATCCGAACACCATATTAGCGCCGGCCGCGAAGATTAAGACCACAGCCAGGATCATGAATGCGTGAGCTTCCGCGAGCCGCGCGGCAACGAGGAACAGCAGTGCCCCAATGATCAAGCCGATTGTCATGCGCGGAAGTATATGGCGCATTGGCCTGGGTGGCAACAAGGGGCACCGCAGCCGCGCTGACCCTATTCCTTCGGCGGCTGCGATAAGGTTATGGTTGCGCTATTTCCCAATCAGTTGCCAATAGGTCTGTTTGCGAACACAGCCACGGCACAATTTGCCCGTTTGCGGTACGCATATCGACGTGCGCGTGGTAGTCGATTTCCGTCCCCTCTGGATAGATACCAAGCAACGGAGCGCGATTCACAATGAATTTGCTGCCGTGAACGAGGAACAAGAACATTCCTTTGCCGTTCCATCCAGACCTGCAAACTCGTTCTCCATTGTACATTTCCTTTACCGCCCATCCGATAGTTCCAATCATGTCATTCTCCTAGTTGGTACTACGTTGAAAATCCTTCACACTGATCCATTCATTCGGCATGACTACTCCTTAGAGTTTGCGATTTCGAGCAGTGTGTCGGCATGGCACGGCTGATCGAGTTTGCACCAGCAGGCGAGATTCTTGCCGCGTAGACCAATGTTTAGTTTTATCAAATCTCTTAATTTACGTTGCGCCGGGTGCTGAATCCATTTCTCGAATGATCGAATCGAAACAGCGACAGCTTCTTCCTTGAACGCAAAGTCTTTTAGATTACTGCCGACAAAATACGCCGTGTACCAGTTGATAGCGCCGCCGCGCAAGACGCGACCTTTGACCACGTTAAACGGATTCCCCCACAACGTCGAGCGATCAACTTTCACCGTATTCGACGGCATCTTCCAACCTTTCTTACGAGACAATTGAACGCGAATGGGCATGACCCTACTCCTTGTAGCGCGCGAGTATTGCGCGGGCGGCGTTCTGTGCGTTATTGACGACGAAGATTATTTCGCCCTCGGAATGAACGTCACCGCGCACGATTTCATGCAGCCTGTCGATTGCGCCAC